ACCGTGGCTGACTTGTCTGCTATCAGCGTAGCGCTTAAAGAAAACAACTCAATCTGGATTGGCTCTGATCCTTCTGGAACCACCGACAGTGCCCAATACAACACGGCTTTGGGTGTCAATGCGCTTGATGCAATTACTACGGGAGATTACAACGTAGCTTTAGGGTCTCACTCTCTGGGCGCTTCAACTGTTGGAGTTAGAAACACGGCAGTTGGCTATGGTGCACTAGAAGCTAACGTAGATGGCAGCTATAACACCGCTGTAGGTATGCAAGCGCTGAAGACGCTAGATCCTAGCAGCCCCACAAGCATGTATAACACAGCGGTTGGTTATCAAGCTGGCTACGATCTGACTACTGGTACGTATAGCGTCTTTATCGGAGCCTTTTCGGGAGAGGAAGTTACAACTGGTACACATAATACCGCCGTTGGTTATGCCTCATTAGGGGGATCTTCCGCAAACGCGCTGACGGCGACTAATAATACCGCCGTTGGCTTTCAGTCACTTACACGTCTTGAAACTGGCACCGCAAATACGATGGTGGGGAACACCGCCGGGGCATACCTAACTACCGCCAGTCATAATGTTGGAATGGGTTTTGATGCTCTTGAGCAGGTTACTACGGCGTCTTATAACATAGCCATTGGGTCTTACGCCCTTGATGTAACCACTACCGGCGAAAGAAATGTCGCGATAGGACACTCTGCTCTTTCGGGCAATACGGTTGGTGATAATTCTGTTGCTGTAGGATTTCAAGCCCTTTTAGCGCAAAACCCTTCCAGTAATACAGACATGAATAACGTAGCTGTTGGCTACGAGGCTGGTCATGACGTTACTACAGGGCTCGGTCACGTCTTTGTGGGAGAGAACGCCGGGAGCAAAGTCACGACTCCTAATTATAATGTCGCAATAGGCGCAGATTCTGGAGGAGCAAATACTGAGGCTACGGGTCAGTACAACGTGTCTGTAGGCGCTGAAGCTGGGTTTAAATTAACTACAGGCGCGGATAATACTTTTATTGGTACTGTGACAGGGAAAGAAGTCACTACAGCAAGCGGTAATGTAGCTGTTGGTTATCTGTCAGGAGGTGCTAATGCAGCTTCAACAGGCAACTATAACACCTCTGTAGGTCGCGCTGCTGGGTTTGCTATAACTTCTGGAATTTCTAATGTCTTTGTAGGGCGTGGAGCGGGTTATGACCAGACTACAGGCAACTATACGGTAGCTGTTGGAGAATACGCAGGGGTAAATATCACCACGGCTGATAATAATGTTGCAATAGGCAGAAATGCACTGTTTTCAAACGAAACAGGTGCCAACAACACCGTTATGGGTAGAAATGCGGGGTATAACACTACCGGGACTCAAAATACTTTTGTTGGAGCTTATAGTGGCGAAGAAGTTTCTAGCGGAAACTATAACACCCACGTTGGTTACAACGCTGGTGGAGGGACTTCTGCCGCCGCTGCTACTGGAGACTACAACACTTCCATAGGTAGAAGCGCCCTTGCAGCAATTCAAGGATCGGCTGCGGGTAATACTGCGCTTGGCTTTGGCGCTCTTCAAACCTCGACAACCGCTAGTAACAACACGGCGGTTGGTGGTGCTGCACTTCAACTTCTTACCACAGGAGAAGGCAACGTAGCTGTTGGCGGCTACGCTGGAGATGCAATCACGTCTGCTGGCCTCAACACATTAGTGGGCTATTCAGCAGGAAGTGATCTGACCACCTCTCAATACAACACTGCCGTTGGGCATAGTGCGTTAAAGAATGCCACAACAGGTGATTTGAATATTGCCATTGGCTACAAAGCTCTACACGACAACGAAGTCGGAGACCGCAATCTCGCAATAGGTTATGAGGCATTGCGTGAGTTAGAGCCTGCCTCAAATGCTGATATGTATAACGTAGCGATTGGCTTTAAGGCAGGCTGCCCAGCTTCATCAACGACCGCGTTTACAGGAATCGTTAATACTCTTGTAGGAGGTTTTGCAGGCGCAGAAATTACAAGCGGTGATGGGAATGTCGCTATAGGTTATCTGGCTGGAGGAGGAAGTAATACATCTCGTAGCGCACAAGCTACTGGAGACTATAATACAAGCGTAGGAAACGATGCTCTTGAGTCAGTTACTACTGGACATTCCAATGTTTCTGTTGGCAAAAATGCAGCACTGTCTGTTACTACAGGAAATTATAACGTCGCCGTGGGTTATCAAGCCTTAGATGGCACAGATGACGGTACAAGTAACGTAGCGGTTGGGTACGGCGCACTTGGAGTAAATTGTGGAGATACCAACACGGCTGTAGGTAGCTCTGCTGGCATGCTTATTACCGGCAGCAATAATAGCTGCTTAGGCAATGCCGCAGGAGGAGATACTACAAGCGGTGGTAATAACTCGTTTCTTGGGAAAGATTCAGGACGCACAGGTTCTCCCGGCGGAAGTATCACCACAGGGTCTAATGAAATTGTTTTGGGTGATGAGAACATTTCTGAAGCACACATCCAAGTTGACTGGACAGTAGCTTCTGACGCTAGAGACAAGACTGACTTCACGGCTTTAGACCTTGGTCTGGATTTTGTAAAAGCTCTAAAACCCGTGACTTACAAATGGGACAAGCGTTCTAAGTACGGTGATAAATACGCAGCCGACTACGACTTAAATGCCCAAACCCCAGATGGCACGCACAAAGAAGACTGGCTGGATATTGGCTTTAAGGCCCAAGAAGTAGAAGCCCTTGAGATTGCTGCTGGGTACAACAAAGACAACAAGACTAATTTGGTTTCTAGTCACTCTGATGACGGAAAGCAAATGGGCTTGCAGTACAGTAAATTTGTGCCAATCCTTGTGAAAGCTGTTCAAGAACAGCAGGCATTGATTGAATCATTAACCGCAAGAATTGCCGCATTGGAGAGCTAATCACATGGCAGCAGAACCACGCACCACCGAGCAGAAGGCTCAAGACTACACAGCAATGGGGCACTCAGTATCCCTGATTGACATTATTAGGACTGACTCAGATCCTGAATATAAAGAAAACCTGACAACCCAAGAACTCAAAGACACTGTTTCAAGAAATGTCGAACATCTTGAAATCATGGTTGCTCTTGAGGACTGGGGCTCTGAGGATATGACAGCCTCAAAGGCGGCGATCACTAACGGCAAGGCGTATGTAGCATCATGAGCGACGAAGCACTGGATTTTGAGGCAGAAGAAGAAACAGCGGAGGTTGTTGAGCTTCCGCCTGCGATTGAAAAGTTACAGGCTAAGCAAGCCCGACTTCAGCAAGAAATTGCCAATTATCAAGCTCAGATTAATGAGCTGGTTGAGCGGCATGAAACGGCACAAATGGCGTTTGCCCAGTGCTCTTTGTTAATTCAGGCGCAGACCGAAGCGAATTAAAATGAGTGAGATAGACCCCGCAAATAAGGCTCTTGCTGAAATCGAGGCTCACGAACGAGAGTGTCGGCTGAGGTACGAGGCAATTGAAGCAAGCCTTAAACGCGGGGAAAAGCGTTTTGACAAGCTCGACAACATGATTTGGGGAATATACGCGGCCCTGATTGCAGCAGTAATTTTCCCGCAGGTGCTTAAACTTGTGACGTAAATGGCCATCAACAGCATCGATCAGGCAAGCGGAAATCCACCAGCAATTGCGTGGAGACGGGTTGCTAATACCAAGATGCAAGAGCTGGTCATGGCGAGCGATGGCGCTCCCGTCAAGAAAGTCACAGAAATTTCCGAGACTCAGCTATATCAGCTTAGGGGCGGCAGGGTAACTGTCACCGACATTAGCCAATCAACAGCTACCGTTGATGTCAAAGTTTGATGATGCTGGCTTTTGTTCTTGTGGTGCTAGTGAACGGCGAAAAACTCGCCGATGATGCTATATTTTTCCGTGACGTGAAGCGGTGCAATCAGTTTGCGCATTGGATAAGCACGGGGAGTTTCGATAAAGCCAGACACTTTTCATATCTCAGGCATAAAGGAAATGTCGCCGCCTACTGCATTCCCCGTCGCGTCCCCACCAACGTGCAGACGTTTGACTGATGATTGCTGAGCTAACAGCCGCGTTCGCCGCGCTTAAAGCGGTCAATGAAGGTATCCAATCGCTTAGGGACGCTCACGGTCACGGTCGTGATCTTGGCAGCATTCTTGGCTCTTGGTCTGAAGCTGCAATGGCAGCTAAAGAGTGCGAGAAGGTTCAGGCCGCTGGGAAGATGTCTTATCAAGAAGCTCTTCGGCTTGAGAGTGTTACCCGTCAAGTGGCCAATTACGACCGGATGTTGCACGACGTGTGCTTGCTTCAAGGCCAAGGGGATCTGTACAAGTCAATTAAGAAGCGTATGGCTGAAGCTGAGGAGAATGCAGCGAAAGAAGTCGCTAGAATAAAAGCGCGGCGGAAAAAACGCATCAAGTTTTGGAAAGAAATCGGTCAAATATTTTCAATTATGCTGGGGATCTTTTTGATGGCAATGGTTTCTCTCTGGATTTTCTTTACCTTCTTTTACGGGGTTGAATAGATGTTTTACTCGCCGTACATGCCATTTGGCGGAGGCTTCTCCCCATACCAAAGCATGATGGGGGGCGGATTTTACGGGCGCCCGTCTGGGTTTTCGCCTTTTGGCGGGGGCATTGCAACGCTAAGCCCCGGCAGCAAGCCGCCTGAGCAGTCGGCAGAGACAACGGAGACAGGCTCGCCCCCGGAACTAAAAACAAACCAAGAAGCCTTCTTGGAAAACATGCATCCCCTCGACCGCGCTAGGTTTGACAAACTGTCCGAAGATGAGCAACAAAAATATTTTGCCGGCGCAAATCAATCTCCAATGGGAAGCTTTTCTCGCCCGCCAATGCGTGGCGGCATCGGATCATTCTTTCCGTCGCCTATGATGGGCGGGGGTTTTGGCTCTCCAATGATGGGCGGATTCGGTCGCCCAATGATGGGCGGATTTGGCCCTCCAATGATGGGCGGCGGCTATGGCTCTCCAATGATGGGAGGATTCGGTCACCCCATGATGGGAGGCTTTGGTCACCCCATGATGGGAAGCTCCTATACCCACCGGCCCAAAGCGCATACTCAAGGTCCAGAGGATACGGCTAGGAGTTTCTCCTATACCCACCTGCCCAAAGCGGAGACTCAAGGTCCAGAGAATTTGGCTAAGAATCGCTCCTATACGGGAGGCTTTGGCCGCCCGATGATGGGAGGATTCGGTCACCCCATGATGGGAGGTTTTGGCATGGGCGCCATGTTCCAACCTAGAGGCCAAAGCCTTCCACATTTGGCGACATATCAAAGGCATCAGTCAGTTTGACCGGGGGTCATCGTGGCAAAAGAACTTGAGCCCAAATCTCAATACGCCGAGTTTGATTTAGACGGCGATGGCGTCGTTACTGATGACGAGATCCGTCGTTCTCAGGACATGCTTGAACTGGAGATGCGAGAGGAGAAGGCTGATACCCAACGGCGAATGGCGTGGGTGGCTATGTGCTCAATGTGCGGATTTGCAATCCTGCCCCTGATGCCTTTTGTCCCTGAAGCACGGTTAGCTACGTTGGCAAGCCTTAGCGACATGCTGTTTCTTTCTCAGGCATCGGTGGTTGGGCTTTATTTTGGCGCGACGGCGTACATGGCCAAAAAGTAATGTGGCAGATTGCGGGGGTTCTTGGCGCCGCTTTGGTTATGTGCGGGGTGTCTTTTAAGGTCTATTACGACCGCACTGAAGCCGAGAAAGATGCTTTGCAGGCAGAGCTTCAGACTTCCATCAACAATCAACAGGTTCTGGAAAACACAATTCGCGATCAGAACAATCGGATTGCTCAAGCAATAGAGGCGCAAAAACAGCAACAGGAGCAGATTCAAGGCTTGCAGGAAAAAAACCGGGAAGCTGCCGAAGAAGTGTCTTCGTTGCGCCAGAAGTTTGCCCGCCACGACCTCAACAACCTTTCGCTCAGAAAGCCGGGCCTGATTGAAAAGATTGTCAACAAAGCAACTAAAGAGGTTGGCAATGAGCTTGCCCAGATCACTGATCCTAATCGTTAGCCTGACGCTGCCGGCTTGCTCCATCCTCGATAGACCTGACCCCGTCCCGCAGGTTAAACCGGTCGAAGTAATTACTATTGAAAAACCCGCGCCCGTTTATCATCCGCCGTTGCCCGAGCAGATCACGTTTCTCCCTGTCGAATGGAAGATTCTTACGCCGGCGTTAATGGAGCAGTACATAGCCGACCTCAAGGCCGGCGAAGCGCCGGTAAATGTGTGGTACGGGCTGCCAACAAAGGGTTACGAAAACTTGTCATCCAACATGGCGGACACAAAAAGATACTTGCGGCAAATACTTTCGATTGTAGAATATTACAAAAATCTGCATTTGGAGGAGCAAGATGAAAACTAGCGCAGAAGGTATTGCCCTGATTAAAAAATTTGAGGGGCTGGAATTAGATTCGTACCAATGCTCAGCCAATGTCTGGACGCTGGGGTACGGCCACACTCAAGGCGTTGCGGAAGGCGATAGCTGCTCCGAAGAAGAGGCAGAGATCATCTTGGTCAATGATCTCAAAGAGTTTGAGACATACGTCAATGCGTTAGTTGATGTCGAGCTTGATCAGAATCAGTTTGACGCGCTTGTCGCGTGGACATTCAATCTTGGCCCCACTAATTTGAGAACAAGCACGCTACTCAAGAAGCTTAATGCCGGAGAGTACAACGACGTTCCATCGGAAATAAAACGATGGAATCGCGCGGGGGGTCAGGTCTTGGACGGCCTAATCAGGCGTCGAGAAGCGGAGGCGCTGCTGTTCGCCGGAGAGCAGTGGGAGAATGTCTGAGCTTTCGCTAAAAGACTTTGACATTCTGAGCAATCAGGATCAGCAAGAAGCCATTGCGCTTCTTAATCGATACAAGCAGCTCGAAAAACAAGACGACTGTCAGGGCGATTTTATTCGCTTCGTTAAGTCGCAGTGGCCTGACTTTGTTGAGGGCAGGCATCACCGAATAATTGGCGAAAAGTTCAACAGGATTGCCGAGGGCAAGCTTAAACGGCTTATTGTTTGCCTGCCGCCCCGTCACACCAAATCTGAGTTTGCTTCGACGTTTTTCCCTGCATGGATGATGGGCTTGCGGGGCAATTTAAAAATTATCCAGACGACTCACACCGCAGAGCTTGCTGTGAGATTTGGCCGGCGAGTCAGAAACATTATTGACAGCGACGAGTACAAAGAAGTCTTCCCCTCCCTAAGCTTGCAGGCCGACAACAAAAGCGCAGGTCGCTGGACAACGAATCAGGGCGGCGAATCATTCTACGCGGGGGTTGGTGGTGCTATCACCGGCCGGGGTGCTGATCTTTTAATTATTGACGATCCGGTGAGTGAGCAGGATGCGCTAAGCCCGACCTCGATGGATGCGATCTACGAATGGTACACGTCCGGTCCTCGTCAACGTCTCCAGCCGGGCGGAATCATCGTTATTGTTATGACTCGGTGGTCAACAAAAGACCTTGTGGGTCAGGTGTTGAAAAAACAGGGTGATGATTACGCCGATCAATGGGATGTTGTCGAGTTTCCGGCGATCATGCCAGAGAGCGAAGAGCCTCTGTGGCCGGAGTTTTGGAAAAAAGATGAACTGTTAAGCGTTAAAGCTTCCCTGCCTGTCTCAAAGTGGAACAGCCAGTGGATGCAAGACCCGACCGCTGAAGAAGGCTCGATCGTTAAGCGGGAATGGTGGAATCGATGGGAAAAAGAAGATGTCCCAGCATTTTCTTACGTCATTCAGAGTTTGGACACGGCTTTTTCAAAAAAAGAAACTGCCGACTACAGCGCCATTACCACATGGGCCGTCTTCCAACCTGAGACGGACGGGGCCGAGCAGATTATCTTGCTTGACGCAAAGCGCGTGCGGTTAGATTTTCCTGAGCTAAAAAAACTTGCCCTTGAGGAGTATCGTCACTGGGAGCCAGACTGCATATTGGTGGAGGCGAAGGCTTCTGGTACTCCGCTGACGCAAGAGCTTAGGCGGATGGGAATCCCGGTTACGTCTTACACTCCAAGCCGGGGACAAGACAAAATTGCCCGAATGAACAGCGTCGCGCCCATATTTGAGTCGGGCATGGTCTGGGCGCCGGAGATGCAATTCTCAGAAGAGGTCATCGAGGAAATGGCTGCGTTCCCGTTTGGTGACCATGACGACTATTGCGACTCTGCGACGATGGCGTTAATGCGTTTCCGTCAGGGAGGTTTTTTGGCCTTGGAAAATGACTACAATGACGATGACGAATTGAAGCCTCTGCGAAAGAATAGGACGGTATATTACTGATGGCTATCGAAAAAGCCGGTTTGGGCACTGAAAACGACCCAGACATTCTGCCTATGGGCAACGAGATTGAGGTTTTTCCCGAGCCATCTCGTCAGGATCAAATTCGCGAGGCGGCAGAGATTTTGATCGCGGACGACCAAATCCTGCTTGATGACGAAATTGACGCGCCGCCGGAGCAAGTCCAAACGGCATTTGACGCCAATCTGGTTGAAGAGCTTGACCCGATAGAGCTGTCGAGGATGGCAAATGACGTGTTGGCGTCAATCCATGCTGACAAAGAGTCTCGATCTGAGTGGGAAGAGACTTATGTTGACGGGCTGAAATATCTTGGGATGCATTTTGATGAGACGCGAAGTAATCCGTTTCAGGGTTCTTCTGGCGTCATTCACCCGATTCTTGCGGAGGCGGTCACGCAGTTTCAGGCGCAAGCGTACAAGGAACTGCTTCCCGCAAAAGGCCCGGTTAAGACTGAAATAGTGGGCGCCAGAAGCCCGGAGGTCGAGAGTCAGGCAGACCGCGTTCAGGAATTCATGAACTTCTACATCCTGAACGTGATGCAGGAGTACGATCCAGAACTGGACATGCTCTTGTTTTATTTGCCGCTTGCCGGCTCAGCGTTCAAAAAAGTTTATTTCGACACGGCCGTAGGCCGTGCGATGAGCAAGTTTATCGAGCCCCAAGACCTCGTGGTCCCCTACGAGGCGACTGATTTATTTAGTGCGGAGCGAGTTACGCATGTGCTGCGGATGTCGAAAAACGAGATTCGCAAGCAGCAACTCGCAGGATTTTACGCCGACATTGAGCTGGCCGGCGGAGGCGTTAATTTCAGCAGGGACGAAATTGACGAGGAGATTGACAAAATTGAAGGTCAGTCACCGGGGTACTCTGAGGACCGGGACAGGACCGTGTATGAGGTTCACACGATCTTGGACCTGCCCGGGTTTGAGGACATTGGCCCAGATGGAGAGCCTTCCGGACTGAAGCTTCCGTACATTGTCACGATCGATGATCAGTCTCAGAAAGTTTTGTCTGTGCGGAGAAATTACAAAGAACAAGACCCGCTGCGGCAAAAGATAAACTATTTTGTGCAGTACAAGTTTCTGCCGGGGCTTGGGTTTTATGGCCTTGGTTTGAGCCACATGATTGGCGGCTTGGCCAAAGCCAGCACCAGCATTCTTCGACAGTTAATCGATGCGGGAACGCTGGCGAACTTGCCTGCCGGCTTTAAGGCTCGCGGCATGCGGATTAGGGATGAAGATGATCCGCTTCAGCCCGGCGAGTTTAGGGACATTGATACGACCGGAGCTTCGCTGCGGGAAAACCTGATCCCGCTTCCGATCAAAGAGCCTAGTAATGTTTTGATGTCGCTGCTGGGGCTTCTGGTCGAATCTGGTAAGCGGTTTGCCTCGATTGCAGACATGAATGTCGGCGACATGAATCAGGCCATGCCGGTGGGTACTACGGTAGCGTTGCTTGAGCGCGGCACCAAAGTAATGTCAGCGATTCACAAGCGTTTGTACTACAGCCAGCGCATTGAGTTTCAGTTGCTGGCGACGGTTTTTGCCGATTATCTGCCCCCGGTCTATCCCTATCAGACCGGAACGGGTCCGCAAGAGGTAAAAGGTCAGGACTTTGATGGTCGCGTAGACATCATTCCAGTTAGCGACCCCAACATCTTTAGCCAATCGCAACGCATAACGATGGCGCAGGAACTGCTCCAGATGGTGCAGTCAAACCCAGAAATTCACGGCCCTATGGGCATGTACGAAGCCTATCGGCGGATGTATGCGGCGCTAGGCGTAGATAATGTGGAAAGTCTTTTGCAGCCGCCTCCCCAGCCCCAACCACCGATGCCTGTAGATGCCGGGTTGGAGAACAGCGGCTTGATGATGGGTGCCCCCGCTCAGGCTTTTGCGCCTCAAAATCATCAAGCTCACGTTGATGCTCACCGCAATCTTTTCCTGACGACGGTTGTCAAAGAAAATCCTGCTGTTCAGGCCAGCATTATTAGTCATTGCATGCAGCACCTGCAATTTATGGCGGCTCAAATGGCCCAAAACCAGTTGCCGCCTGAGCTTGTTCAGCAACAACAACAGATTGAGCAGGCGGCGAATTCTGGACAGATGCCGCCGCAGCAGGCCCAGATGATGCTGTCTCAGATCATGACTCAGCAGGAACAGTTTTCCGCGCCTATTCTGGCGCAATTGGTTCAGGACTTTTTACTGTCTATTGGCCAAGGCGACGAGGAAGACCCTCTGGTTCAAATTAGGCAGCAAGAGCTTGATTTACGCGCGCAAGAGCTAAAAGTTGATCAGGAAAACTTTGAGGCCAAAGAAGCTGCCCGGGCAGAAGAAAAGCTGCTTGAAAACGAAATTCAAAAACAACGTATCGCCATGTCTAAAGAAATTAGTGACGATAAGATGGACTTGGCGTTTGACCGGCTAAAGCAACAGGCTGACCTGAAACTGCTTGAGCTGAATCAAAAATTCGGAGGTTAATGTGACAACCAGCTATATTTTAGAACGGCAAAAAGAGCTGAAGAAAATAAAACAGCTTGAGCGACAAGCTGAGGCTTCTGCAATGCAGATGGCGATGGAAAAAGCCGTTGCTCAAAAAGCCGCTTCTGACGCAAGGATTGCGGAAAAGCTTAAAAGGATTGAGTCTGGAGACGCCCCGGCAACTCCTGAACCCAAGGCCAAAGCTGCGCCCAAGGCTAAAGCTGAGCCCAAGGCCAAAGCTGCGCCCAAAGCCAAAGCGCAAGCAAAAAAGCCGGCGTCAAAAAAATCACCCTTTAGGAGAAAGTAATGCCGCTCAAGAAAGGAAAAAGCCAGAAAGCGATCAGCAAGAACATTAAGACTCTTAAAAAAGAAGGGAAGCCGCAAAAACAGGCCGTTGCTATTGCCATGAAAACAGCTAAGGGCATGAAGAATGGCGGCTCGGTCGGCCAGCTAAAAGTAAAAATGAAAAAAGTTCGCACCAAAGGCACCGGTGCCGCGACTAAGGGCCTCGACTTTTACGAGCGCGCTTGATGGACGACATTGATCTGGCGGGGAAGATCAAAAAAGTCATTGAGGATCGCCGGGAACTAATTCGCGGCACTCTCATGGACGGACTGCTAAAAGATATAGAGCACTACAAAAGTTTGCAGGGCGAGCTGGTTGCGCTAAACTTGATCGAAAGCGAAATATCGCAGCATTTCAAGGATTCAGACGCATGACTCAGGCTGGCGCCGAAGGCGCTTACGTTGCCCCAGATGAACGGGTGCTAGACCCGACGCTGCTCGAAAAATCAGCGATTGAGAGAATGCCGGACCCGTCCGGTTGGCGGATGCTTGTCTTGCCCTATGCGGGCAAAGGCTTGAGCAAGGGCGGTATCGCGCTGACAAAGGAAACCGTTGACCGAGAAGCCCTCGCTACCGTAGTGGCTTACGTGGTCAAGATGGGACCGCTCTGCTACGGCGACAAAGCAAAGTTTGGCGAGGCGTGGTGTCAAGAGAAGCAGTGGGTTCTCATCGGTCGCTACGCTGGTGCCAGATTTAAGCTGGAAGACGGCGGCGAAGTCAGAATTATTAACGACGACGAGGTCATCGGCACCATCCTTAACCCTGACGACATCCTGAGCTACCTATGATGATTGAAAACAACGCTTCAGCAGAATCTCAACCTGAAGAGGAAGAGATCAACATTGAGATTGTTGATGATCCGGCCGAGGCCGCCCAATCTTCAGATGGAGATGAGCTTGACCGGTACACTAAAAGTGTCAGCAAGCGGATCAATAAGCTAAACCGGAAGAACAGAGAGGCTGAGGCGCGCGCGCAGCAACTTGAGCAACTGGCTTACCAAAAAGAAGCCGAGCTTCAGCAATACCGCCAGTATGCGGCGACCCAGCAACAAACCGTGTTGGACAGCGAAGAGCAGAAGCTTGCAGCGCAAGAGTCTCAAGTCAATGACATCTACCAGCGCGCTGTATCGTCTAACGATGCTGGCCTGATGAGCAAGGCCGATTCGCTCAAAACTGACATTGCAATCAAAAAAGAGAGGTTAAAGACCGCCAAGTCGCAATACGCCCAGCAGGTCCAGCAGCAAGCGCAGCCTTTGCAGCAAGATGCGCCAGAGAATTACCAAGCCTATCAACAGGATGACCAACAGGCACAGGAACAGGCTCGACCAGAGCCGACAGAAGAGGCCTTGGACTGGCACTCACAGAATCAGTGGTTTGGAGATCGTGACGACAAAGACAACTGGGAGGCGACCATTTACGCTCGTCACATCCACGACAGCTTGGTCAGCGAAGGCTACGAGTTGGATTCTGATGATTATTATGGCGCTCTGGATTCGCGCTTGAAAAAAGCTTATCCTGAAATTGTTGGCAGATCGTCTGCCGATGAACAGCCTAAAAATGGACAGCGACCCGGCGTGCAAAGAGTCGCTTCCTCCCCTAGAGGGCGGGCACAAACACGAGGCAGCCGGAACGGTGGTGTTAAATTTTCGCAGAGCGAATTGGAACGTCTCCAGCGACTCAAACCACACAACATGAGTGAGGAAGTTTGGCTCAAGCGTGTGGCACTGGAAAAACAGAAAATTGCTCAACGAGAGGCATAGAAAATATGGCAACCCGATCCACCCGTGAAAGCGACGCGCACGATAAAGATGCTCGCGAAAAGACTTGGCGTCCTCAGCGGGACTTAGAAGCCCCGCCCCCGCCCCCGGGATTCACTTATAGGTGGATTCGAGAGTCCATGATGGGAACTGAAGACCGCGCGAATGTTTCGCGTCGTCTCCGAGAAGGTTTTGAGTTGGTGCGTGGCTCCGACTTGCCGCCTGAATGGCAGCTTCCCACGATGGACAGCGGTAGAAATGAAGGCGTCGTTTATTGCGAAGGTCTGCTGTTGGCAAAGATCCCGACATCGATGGTTGAGCAACGAACCGATTACTACGCCGGTAAAGCTCAAGACGCGAAGGAAGCGCTAGACAACACTATGTTTAACGAATCCCGAGGCGACAGCCGTTATGTTCGGTACGAACCTAGCAGAGACAGTCGCGTTTCGTTTGGCAAAAATTAACCTCTAGGAGAAGCTATTCATGGCAAATAAAGATGCCGCGTTTGGTTTGAGGCCTTCCCGCATGATGGGCGGCGCTCCGTATAGTGGGGGGCAGAGCCGCTACCGCATCGCATCGAACACATCCGGCGCGATCTTTCAGGGTGATCTGCTCAAGCAGTTGACAGCCGGCGTCGTTGGGCGCGCAGCGGCTTCTTCAACTGTGCCCGTGGTAGGCGTTTTCAACGGCTGCCAATATACGGACCCCACCACCGGTGGGCAGGTGTACAAAAATTACTACCCCGGCTCTATTGTTGCCGACGACATCATCGCGTTTGTGATTGATGATCCAAATGTCGTTTTCAGCATTCAAGCCGACGACACGTTCCCTGTTGCAGACCTGTTTGGCAATTTTGACATTGTCGATCAATCTACAACGGGCGACACTTCATCCGGGAGTTCCAACATGGAACTGGATGTCACGACTGGCGCGACAGCAACAACGCTGCCGTTAAAGGCGATTGACATTTCCCAAGATCCCGATAACTCAGACGTAGCGAGCGCTAACACGAACGTACTTGTGGTGATTCAGAACCACATTATGGGCGTGAAAGGCGCTGGCTTAGCTTAAAGGAGGGCTTAAAAAATGGCGATAAGTAGAGCACAACTCGCGAAAGAACTTGAGCCCGGCCTGAACAGCCTGTTTGGCTTGAGCTACGACTCTTATGAGCGCGAGTACGAAGACATCTACGCAATTGAAGATTCTTCTCGCGCGTTTGAAGAGGAGGTGCTGATCACCGGTTTCGGTTCAGCCCCGACTAAAACTGAAGGACAGGGCGTTGTATTTGACAATGCATCTGAGTCCTACACCGCCCGCTACACGCATGAAACAATTGCGTTAGCGTTTGCGCTGACCGATGAGGCCGTCGAGGATAACCTATACGACTCGCTGGGCAAGCGCTACGTGAAGGCCCTAGCCCGCTCGATGAGCAACACGAAAGAAGTCAAAGGTGCAGACGTTCTGAATAATGCATTCAGCTCAAGCTACACCGGCGGCGATGGTGTGTCGCTCATCAACACGGCTCACCCGTTGGCTGGTGGTGGCACTGCCGCCAACCGCGCCACGACAATGGCCGACCTGAACGAAACGTCTTTGGAAGATGCGTTGATCGACATCAGCACATTCACAGACGACAAGGGTCTTACGATCTCTGTTCAGGCGACTAAGCTGGTCGTTCCCCCTCAACTCGTTTTTGTTGCAGACCGGATCATGAACTCTACGCTGCGACCGGGAACTGCCGACAACGACGTGAACGCGATCCGCAACACGGGTGTATTGCCCGGCGGCTATACGGTCAACCACTATCTGGCTGACCCGGATGCTTTCTTCCTGCTGACAACGGTGACTGAGACAGGCGAAGGCCTGAAAATGTTCCAGCGCACAGCGATGGAGAACAGCATGGAGCCGGACTTTAGCACCGGAAACATCCGCTATAAGGCTCGCGAGCGTTACTCGTTCGGGTGGTCGGACTGGCGTGGTATTTACGGTAGTCAAGGCGCGTAAACTCTTTTTGAGTTTGGGAAGAGGGGGCCGTTGGCCCCCTTTTTTTTGCGTGTGCGTCTGGGCTAAACTGCCTTTGACATCTGGGAAAATTTAGCCGCAGCGACCGACCCAGCGGACGCTTACGACGACGCGCGGCAAAATCTCTTCGTAAGAGGGACTCATGGCAAAAACAACCTTTTCTGGGCCGGTTAAATCTCTGGCCGGCTTCATCTCCGCAGGCAACGCTGCTGTTGTCAGTCTGACGGCCGACACCACGTTGACGGTAGCTGCTCACGCGGGGAAGACCCTGCTGACGAACGACGCTGACGGAAAATTTACGCTGCCCACCATTGTGGCCACCGCTCCTGACAGCGACGACGACCCCAACCAGCTAAACAATCTGGGGGCTTCATTTACGTTTGTGGTCGTGACTGCCGCAACGGACATGGACATCTTGACGGACGGCACCGACAAATTCGTCGGAGGCATCTACACCGGCGTCAGCGACGCCACGGGCAAGACGTTTATCAGTGGCGCGTCAAATGACGTGATCACTTTGAACGGCAGCACTAAAGGCGGGATCGCCGGCTCAATTATTCGTGTCACAGCGATTGCCAGCGCAAAATACGCTGTCGAGGGGTTGACTCTCGGTTCTGGCACGCTCGTAACGCCGTTTGCCGACGCTTAATAGAGAGGTGACTTATGGCTGACGCCGTAACTAGCCAGACAATTCAGGACGGCGAACGAAAAGCCGTCCTGAAGTTCACCAACGCCTCTGACGGCTCCGGTGAGTCTGCTGTAAAAAAAGTTGACGTTTCTGCGCTCGCGGCTAACAGCGCCGGCGATACATGCACCGGGGTCACCATCAACAAAATTTGGTGGCAGTGTACGGGCATGAGCGTAAAAATTGAGTTTGACGCGACCAGTAACGTGTTGGCTATCGGTCTGTCAGAGGACAGCACCGGTCACCACGACTACAGCGATTTTTCAGGGATACCCAATAACGCCGGCAGCGGCGTGACGGGTGACCTTGATTTTACGACTGTGGGCGCGGGATCAGGCGACACGTACATGATCGTGCTGGAGTTGATCAAGGCTTATTGATGCCGACAACTAAGGACGTTAAGAAGTTGATCCGATGATGATGGGTTAAGCACGCATATGGCACATGAAACACGCAGAGCAAATATGCTGAAAAAACATGGGCTATCTGGGGTAAATAAGCCTAAGCGTACTCCGAAGCATCCAAAAAAGTCTCACATGGTTTTAGCGCAGGAAGGACATAAGCTAAAACTAATTCGTTTTGGTGAGCAGGGCGCAAGCACTGCCGGTAAGCCGAAGAAGGGTGAGTCTGAAAAGATGAAGAAGAAACGGGCCAGCTTCAAGGCCCGTCATGGTAAGAATATTGCAAAAGGCAAAATGAGCGCCGCATACTGGGCAAACAAGGTGAAGTGGTAGTTAGGAGTAGACCGGTGGCTGAGTTCAATCCGTTTAAGTTCAACCCTTTTCGCCGGATGCCGATGGGAATTACGGTCGATGAGCCGGATTACGTCAGTCCTTACAAGGGCCAAGCGGAGTATCTGTTAAACCGGCCGGCGTTTAATCGGGGCGCTCGGCCGGATGATCCCCTCCAAGCGTTTCGGGACAGGGATCTTGATCAGGCCATGAGTTCGGTCCAAATGGACTACGAGGGGCTTGAAAATCAGTATCAGAGCCTCGTCAAACAATTTGAAGATGCTAAGAAAGCTTCATATGAAGATCAGCGCGGGGCAGATGAGGAAGTCAAGAGGATTGCAAACGAGATCGCTCGCGTAGAGGCGTTGATTGGCCCCGCTATCGATCCTGATTTGCTGAAAGAGGATTTGCGGAAAGAAATTCTTGCCGGCATACCTGAGCCGACAGACATTGACCCTGATCTGCTCAAGGAGGAGCTTCGCCAAGATCTGATCGAGGCGATGCCGGATCAAGAGGCTTTAGTCGCCCAGATAATAGCTGACCTTCCTGACGACTCTGTTGAACTGCAATCCATGATTGACAGTTTGCGCGAAGAGCTTAAAGGGCTGATTCCAGATATGCCCGACATCGAGGCATTGCGGGCTGAGCTGATGGGCCTGATTCCAGACGCCCCTGACTTGGAAGGGTTGCGAGCTGAATTGATGGGCTTGATTCCAGACGCCCCCGACTTGGAAGGTCTCCGCAGTAGCATTACGCAGGACAGGGCTCAAGATTTGAGTCCACTAGAGCAGCAAATTGCTGACGTTATTTCCAGATTGGACGCGGTGGAGGCCGCGCCCGCTGAACCTGCTCCTGCTCCCGATCCTGCCCCTGCTCCCGATCCTGCCCCTACCCCTACTCCTGATCCTGCCCCTACTCCAGACCCTGTGGATTACACGACGATGTCTGCGGATGAAATCTTAAATTCAATTGGCGCGCCGGGAACCGGTTTTGATTTTGGGATGGACCCGTTCGACCAATACACTGGGCAAGAGCCCCTTATGCATTCGCTTGCCGCTCAGTCGGCCGCAACCCAGCCGGCCGCAACCGAGCCGAATGCAATAAGCTTCGGTGGTCCGACCTCAAGCTCGATTGACGTAACTCTTCCGGCCGAAACAATGTTGTTTACCCCTTTGCCCGAAGAGGCTGAAGCATTCTTGCCAGAGACGGTTCGCGCAACGCCGTCGCGAAGAACCGTTGTCGAGCGAGATGTTGGCCGGGGCGGTCGGGGCGGCCGGGGCGGACAAGGAATGTATTTTTGATGGCTAAAGCTCCCGACAATGTGGCGAACCCGGCCTTGTACGCCAAGGCGAAAGCTAAGGCTAAGCGAAAATTTGACGTTTACCCTTCGGCCTACGCCAATGCCTATATGGTGCGAGAGTACAAAAACATGGGCGGCAAATATAAAGGCAAGAAAATGAACTTGGGCGGGTCGGTTGAAATTCAAGCGCGCGGTTGTGGCGCGATTATGCCCGCCAAACAAAAAAAGACGCGAGTGCCTCGTGGCTAGGGAAGGCCTCAAAAAGTGGTTTTCGGAGGACTGGGTTGATATTTCCGCACCCAAGAAAGGCGGTGGGTTTAAGGCATGCGGGCGCAGCAGTGCAAAAAAATCTGAGCGTGGCTACCCGAAATGTGTGCCGGCAGCCAAGGCTAACAAAATGTCAAAATCGCAGATTGATTCTGCGGTTAAGAGAAAGCGAGCCAAGAAGCAGGGGGTCGGAGGCAAACCGACTAACGTATCGACATTTGCAGCAACCGGAGGGTCTGTGAAGAAAAAAACAAAAGGCTACGCCAGCGGCGGAGCTATGAAGACAAAAGGTTACGCCAAGGGCGGCGCCATGAAAACAAAAGGCGCAGCCAAAGGCGGCAAAAAATTTACGCCGCCTCGCAGAAAAAACACTGGGCTTTACGGTAGGTAGTGGCGTATTTGCAGTCGAACATCCCGCACTTTAAGTGCTGGGTGAGAAAGGAGTACACGCACAACCACGAGCAATTTCACGGCGAGTTTGTCCACGCGATGGCTATCGCTGTCACGACAATGCCGACGAGGTGTTTAAGCTTCCAGCTTATTTTTACTGGCGCTGAGACCTACGATGACGACGATGAAGAAAACGTCCTTGGCGGAGCGATGTGGGCACGCATGCCAATCACTGCGTTGGTGGGCGATACGCCGTTGGAAGATTGGCCGGAGCCAATGCCGGTTTGGGCTGCACAGCCTTGGGATTGTTCTAGCCATAACCATGCGGTCTACGTTTTGGATCGCGCAACACCGTGCCCGTGGCTGGCAAAGATTGATGGAGAGATGTATCCGGCGAGGTACTATTTTACGGTTGACTATGCTGAAAATGAGATTGCGGATGACCCGGCTCAGCACAAACAGTCGCACGTTTTGGAGCTACTTGATGCTGGACCTTGGACGGGAAATATTGTCGCGCTGCCAAACAATCGTGTCCGGGTTACGCATCCGGCGTGGTTTGAAACGGGTAGCGGAGCGCCTGAATTTAAGCCATCTCAGCATATTCATTATTCCAAATCCGACCTAGACTACACGTTGGATGTAAACCAAGTGTTCGACAACCTCTACGCGGAGGGAAAACCAGATGGCGGTAAGCGGAAGTAAGGATTTTGAGCTGGACGTAGCCGATTACGTCGAGGAGGCCTTTGAGCGGTGCGGCCTTGAGCTGAGGACAGGCTACGACCTCAAAACCGCTACGCGCTCTCTTAACCTGATGTTGGCTGAGTGGTCAAACCGTGGGTTAAACCAATGGACTGTGGCTCAAAAGACCATACCGATGGTTGCCGACACGACGGTTTATGACGTGGACAGCACCACGCCCACGGCAACCATTGATGTGCTTGACGTTTTCATTCGCGAGACGATTGGCGGCACTGCGACGGACGTGCCGCTTAGCCGGATGAGCCGCGCAGAGTACAGCCACGTAGCGACCAAAAGCACGACCGGAAAGCCTAACCAGTTCTACGTGAACAAGCTTCTGAGCCCAACGATTACGGTCTGGCCGGCCCCGGACAAGAGCAGCACCTACACGATTTACGTCAACGCGCTAACCCGAATGGACGATGCAGACGCCGGTGCAAATACGATGCAGGTGCCGTTTCGGTTCTATCCGTGTCTTGCTGCCGGGCTCGCTTATTACATTGCGCTGAAAAAAGCGCCAGACCGCGTACAGATGTTGAAAGCCCTGTACGAGGAAGAATTTGATCGCGCCCTCAGTCAAGACGAGGAGCGCGCGAGCTTCCGCGTGTCGCCTGACCTCAGAAACTACAACATCGCCTGATGTCGTTTGCATCGAACAAACGGGCGTGGGGAATCTGTGACATCACGGGGTTTCGCTATCGCCTGCGCGATATGAAAAAAACGTGGGATGGGTTGCTGGTTGGCCCCGATCAGTGGAGCCCCAAGCACCCTCAGTTAGAGCGGAAACCAACGCCGCTCGACCCGCAGGCGCTGAAAGACCCAAGACCTGACCCTAGCTCCGATGGACGCGACGGCACGGCGTTCACGGTTTATACGAACGTGGGCGTTGGACAACTGGGCACAATTTTGCAAACCTTTGAAATCACTGCTAGTGTCGGCACCGTGGAGATTACGATTACATGAGTTTCACGTTAGCGACACTGAAAAGCACTGTTCAAGACTATTTGCAGGTCAGCGAAACGACCTTCAACAACAATCTGAACACGTTTATCCAGCAGGCCGAGGCCCGGATTTTCAAGTCGGTTCAACTGCCTGAGCAACGTAAAAATGTGCAAGGCGCTTTAACGGCGTCTAATCGTTTTTTGGCAACGCCTAGCGATTTTTATGCACCTTTCTCATTAGCGGTGATCGACAGCAGCAAGTATTACTACCTTGATTTTAAGCACCCCAGCTTTATCAAGGAGTTCAGCCCGACGACTACGACGACGGGGCGGCCAAAGTATTATTCGCTGTTCGACAACACGGCTTTTGAGCTGTCACCTGTCCCAAACAGCGGTTACACCGTCGAGCTTCATTACCTCTATAAACCGGCATCATTGACGGCTCAGGGGGACAGTGGCACAACGGTACTATCTACGGATCATCCCGATCCTTTGCTGTACGGCACGCTAGTGGAAGCAGCTCTCTTTCTCAAAGAAACTCCTGACGTAATTGCCACATTTGAAACTCGTTTTAAGGAAGGTTTAGAGCGTATGCGGAACTTGAGTTCCGGTCGCGAAACCCGAGACGAGTTCCGATATGACATGCTACGTACAGGAATCTCTTAGTGCCTATTGACCCAAGCCTTGAAGGGAAAAAGATTTCGATTATCGGTTTGGGTGCGTCCCAAATCGACTATGTAATCTCAGTAGAAAATTCAAAACAGTGGGACGAAGTTTGGTGCATCAACAGCGCCTTGTCCGTCTTTGAGTGCGACCGCGTTTTCATGATGGACCCGGCGAGTCGATACCTCGATACAGAGGATGCCGGCAACCAAACCGATGTCATGCGCCGGTTGCTGCCGACTTTTGACAAGCCGATTTACTCCTGCGAGATGGACGAGCGCGTTCCGGCGATTGTCGAATACCCGCTTGCTGAAGTCGTTGAAACCACCAGATGCGCCTATCTCAACACGACCGTGTCGTATTCCATTGCGTTTGGCCTGTTCAATAAAGTCAAACACATGGACTTGTTTGGCATGGACTTTTCTTACAAGCACAACCTGCATTTTGCTGAGGCCGGCCGAGCCTGCGTTGAGTTCTGGATTTGCAAATGCATCGAAGCCGGGATTGGCATAGGCACCAGCCCCCGATCCTCGCTGCTGGACAGCAATGTCGAGATTGACGAGCGTTTGTACGGGTATCATCGGCTGGACGACCCGGTGGTAGCGATGCCTGACCCGGCTGGGCAGTGGGTGGTTTGCCACAAGTCGAGGCTTGCCGACATGGTCGAAAAACACAACCTTCAAACCGTTGATTTGCCGTCTGCGCCAGAGCCCTACAAAGGATGAGCGACGCGAGCTTTAAGCTGGGCAATGTGATGGTCTCGACCACCGAAAATCGAGGCCACGACCCCGAGTTTTGGGCGACCCAGATCACTAATAAAATTGTGGGAATCTCAGCCGAGGCTGACCCGCATATCAGGCTTCAGGCTGAGGCTTTCAGAGAACAGGTGTACCAGTTAATATTGGCAGGTGTCCGCTCTGCGGTGGCATCTGACCGAGTCACGATAAGAGGTTTGTTGGCTAGTCAAGGCCACGCCGATATGGCGGATGTTATTAAGCAACTTTAGGATGCTTTATGGCCATTACCTCTGCAATCGCGACTAGCTTCAAGCAAGAATTGCTGGTTGGAACGCACAATTTTACTGCCTCTTCCGGTAACTCGTTTAAGCTCGCGCTATACACGTCTAGCGCCACGCTTGGCGCAGGCACCACCGCCTACGTAACCACGGGTCAGGCCAGCGGCACGAATTACACGGCCGGCGGCTCTGCGCTTACGTCTGTGACGCCGACCACGTCGGGCACCACTGCTGTATGCGACTTCGCAGATTTGACTTTTGGCACTGCCACGGTCACTGCGCGCGGGTGTTTGATCTATAACGACACGCAAAGCGACAAAGCAGTCTGCGCGATAGATTTTGGCGGCGACAAGACCTCCACGGCCGGCGACTTTACGGTTGTGTTTCCTTCGCCGACTGCCACGGGCGCCATCATCAGGCTCGCCTGATATGCCGCTTCAGCAGCTCGATTTTCAGCCCGGAGTGAATCGGGAGGGCACCGATTACTCCGCAAAAGGCGGCTGGGTCAACGCCAATCTTGTGCGCTTCCGCAAAGGCGCTATTGAAAAGATTGGTGGGTGGCGCAAAGAGGGCAGTGCTTATTTTCTTGGCATCGCTCGCGCAATTCACTCGTGGATCAGCTTGGGTGGCACGCGCTACATCGGCATTGGAACGACCTCAAAATACTACGTCGAGGAAGGCGGCATCTATAATGATGTGACGCCGATTCGGGCGACCACGTCAGCCGGTGACGTTACATTCGCCGCTACAAACGGCAGCTCTACGGTCACCGTAGCCGACACGGCGCATGGCGCGGTCAACGGCGACTACGTCACGTTTTCTGGAGCTGCCAGTCTAGGCGGACTGGTCACCGCCGAAGTTCTGAATCAGGAATATCAGATTGACCTCGTCACAAGTGCGAACGCTTACACGATCACCGCCAAAGATACCGATGGCGACACGGTCACCGCAAACAGCAGCGACAGCGGCAACGGCGGTAGCAGCGTGGTCGGCGTTTACCAGATCAATGTTGGCCTCGACACGTATGTGCAGGGATCAGGTTTCGGACTGGGCACATGGGGCTCTGGCACGTTTGGCTCTGCAAGCGCAATCAGTGCGGTCAACCAGCTAAGAACATGGACGCACGACAATTACGGCGAAAACTTAATTATCAACGTGCGCGGCGCCGGCATCTACAGGTGGGTTGAGAACAGCGGCATTACGGTTCGGGCGGCAGAACTTGCAACAACCTCCGGGGCCAACCTAGTGCCTACGGTGGGCTTGCAAGTTATCACCTCAGAAACCGACCGGCACCTAGTGGTGCTAGGCGCCGACCCCATTGTCGATAACCTCCGCACCAACGTCGTTGATCCGATGTTGGTTGCGTTTTCGACGCAAGAAAATGAGCTTCAGTTTGAGCCGACCTCGACCAACACGGCCGGATCTGTTCGGTTGTCGAGCGGATCATTCATTGTCGGGGCCGTTAAGTCCCGCCAAGAAATTCTGATATGGACTGACACGTCGCTTTACTCGATGAATTTCATTGGGCCTCCGCTGACGTTTGCCGTGAACCTCGTCAACGAAGGCGCAGGGTTGATCTCTCCAAAGGGCGCGACAAATGCGCCGAATGGCGTTTATTTTGCTTCCAAAACCGGCTTCTATTTTTATAACGGCTCGGTTCAAAAACTGCCTTGCACCGTTCAGGAATATGTCTTTGAGGACATCGATCAGGGCCAGTCTTTCAAATGTTTCTTTGGCACAAACAGCGAGTTTGGAGAGGTCTGGTTCTTCTACCCCTCTATAACCGATGGAACGGGAGAGGTTTCCAGATACGTCATTTTCAATTATGAAGAAAACAACTGGTCAATTGGCTCGCTCGTCAGATACGGATGGCAGGACGCCGGTGTGGAAGATGTGCCTTTGGCCGGCGCTCAAGCCGACAGCCAAAATTGTCTTTTTCAGCACGAGACCGGATTTGACGACAACGGCGCGGCCATGACTAACGTGTTTGCTGAGTCTGCCGACTTAGATGTCTCAAGCGGAGAAAACTTTAGCTTCATTAAAAAAATTATCCCAGACACCAAATTTGTGATTGAGCCCGGCGTGTCTACGACCCCGGCAATGAATGTGGTGTTGAAGCGAAGAGATTTCCCCGGCCAATCCCTGACAACTGACAGCACAACTCAAATCACGGAAAGTTCCACCTACAACAGCCTTCGGTCGCGCGCGCGGCAGGTAGTTTTTCGCTTTGAGTCCGATGACGACGGCGACAGCCAGCTCGGTTATAAATGGCGAGTCGGCAGCACGCGAATCGAACTCCAACCGAGTGGCCGGCGGTGAGCAAATTACTTGAAACGCGCCTGCCGCTCGCATCCGTTGGTGATGTTCAGTCAGATACGTTTAACCGCCTTGTGCGAGTGCTGGAAATTAACTTAGGGTCGATTGATTACACGATTTCACCCCATTTTAATGCTACCGAAATCAGTGAGCATTCGTTCGCGACAGGCGCTATTATTTTTAATTCGACAACCCAGATCCATCAGGCGTGGGACGGAGGCTCCTTCCGAGACCTCTATTCTCATCAAACTTATCCGACCGGGGTAAGTGCGACAGCCAGCGTAGGATCAGTCACGGTGACCATTTCATGAACACCTTTCTAGCACAACGAATCAGCTCCCTGATGGCAGACGAACCCGAGGAGCCTATCGCTATGCGTGCAGGCGGCGAAGTTTTTGGCGACGAAATGGTCGAAGAACTCGCGACGCCGGAATCCATGATGCAGATCGAGGCGGTTGAAGAGAACCCCGCGCCACCTGACGAGGCGCTTATTAGCGCGATCGACGGGCTGATGGCGGCACAAGGACTTGTAGAAGACCAAGGCGAGTCCGAATACCTCAAGGGCCTGACCGAGTCGGCTGTAGTTGGATCGCAAGCGCCTCTGGCTGATATGGCCATTGAACTGTCACAAGCCGGTCGCGGAGAGGACACGACCCTCGCGCATTTGACCCCCGGAGAGGTGGTCTTGCCGACCCGGATGATGAGCGATCCCGAGTTTGAGCGAGCGGTCGGGCGAAGATTTGCGGAAGTCGATCTGGACCCGGAGGCTTATGTAGTCGGAGGCGGCATCGCCTCGCTTAACCCTATCACCGGCTTGGAAGAGTTTGGCGTCGGCGACTGGTGGAAAAAAACGAGGAAGTCGGCGAAGAAGGCCATCAAAAAAATTGTTCGACCCGTCGCGCAGGTTGCTCAGTTTATCCCGGGGCCTTGGCAGCCATTGGCTGCGATCGCCTCAAAAGCCGGCACCGTTTACGACGCTGTTAAGGGCGATACCAATCCGCTTCTAGCAGTAGCTGCACTGACAGGTGCGACGGGGGGCGGTTCGCTTTTTGACAACCTTGGCGCCCTTCAAGCTAGAAGTGCCGGAAGCGACGGCATTATGGGCTTGCTTGAAGGGATCGGCGGAAGCTTCAAAGACACCGGCTTAGAAATGTATGGCGGCCTCAAAAACCTGAGAGACCCTGCCAAGTTTCTTCGCGAGGCTTACGATCTCGGCACAAGCGCCACGTTCTCAGGAGAGAGGCGACTCACTGATGAAGAGATTTTGGCAAATATTAGAGCAAGTGCTGATCTTGATCCGGCCATGGCGGATCGCATTGATGACCTAGAATTTCAAAACATGGCTGCTGGCGAAATTTTGCGAGAGTTAGAGCTTCCTTCTGCCTCCTTCTTCAATCCGACCGGGCAAGGGAATGTGCTGTCGGAGTTTATTGACGACCAGTTGGGGTTCGACTCCACGGGGCGAGTGCAAGATTTTCTATTTGGCAGCAACGAGGCTGGCACGAGCAGCGGGCTGGGCAGCCTGTTCGGAGGGGGTGGCGCCCTGAGCAATCTGTTGCCGCTGGGCATCGCCGGCATATTGGCCAAGCTGGCCTATGACGAGGCCAAGGACCAAAAGGGCGTGCCGCTCATTCCCCTAACGCAGATGGATGCTTACGGGCGATACAACATCGCCGATGAGATAGCTCGCAGAGAAGGTGGCGGCCGGGCCAACCCGGTTGAGTTTGGGCTGCTGCCCGCCAACACCATGCCGACTTTAAGCGGCGGCAGGCGCAAGCCTGAGACCGCAACCGGACGGTACGGCGGGCACGTCATGGCCTACGCCAACGGCGGCAACGTCAGCGCGGCTGAGTTTGTTGAGATGGACGGCGGCATCGATGGAGAGGGCACCGAGATCAGCGATGAGGTGCCGGCCATGTTGTCAGATGGTGAGTTCGTAATGACAGGCCAAGCCGTTCGCGGCGCGGGCGCATTCGACATGAGCCAAGACGGGGGCATCATCACGCTGACGCCATCCGGCTCAGAGAGCCGAGATCAGGGCACCCAGTTGATGTACAAAATGATGGATATTTTCAGCGGCCACGCTGAAGCCCCAGCGGAGACCACGGCATGAACAACCGAGGAATAGCATCGTTAATTCGCCGATACCAAGAGGGCGGTGAGGTCGAAGATGATTCGGCAGTTGACGCTCCTGCCTATGTGGCAAGTGTCTCGCGAGAAGACCGGCGCATGGACCCGTGGATGGCCCAGCTTCTGTACGGCATGCCGGATGCCTCCGGCACGCTACAAGGCGGCTTTATTCCGGGCGCATTTGCTGCGGCAGAAAGCGCGTTTTTCGATGACGAAGGCAAGCCGCTCGTCGTAGGTCAGGAGTACGCGGACTTCACGCCAGATCAGGTGGCGGCGTTTGATCTAACGCGAAAAAATGTCGGCATTCAGCAGCCGTTTCTGGAGCAGGCGCGAGACGCTTATGCCAGTGGCATCGGCGCATTAGATTACGGGCTCGACCAGCAGTTGCTGCAAGGCCAGAGAGGCATGAGCACTCTGAAAGGCGCCGCAGGCTACGAAGAAGCACAACGCATGTTGGGCCTTCAGGATGCGCTCGGAGGCATAGACGAAGCCAGAGGTCTCTACAGGGACACTTTGGGCGAGTTCGATCAGAGCATGACTCAGGACTACTACGATCCTTATGAGCAGCGGGTGGTCGATCAAACCGTAGACGACGCGATGCAGGGGTTGGCACGCACCGATCAGCAGGCCATCGCGCAAGCTATCGGGTCGGGCGGAGAAAGCGCATTTGGCTCTAGGGCCGGCCTTGCTGCCGGCGACCGGGCCGAAGCGGTCGGGCGTGGACTGGCAAAAGAAATTGGCGGCATCCGCAGCCGAGGACATCAACAAGCCCAAAGCGCGGCGATGGGAGAATTTGGCCGGCAACAAGCCGCTAAACGGCAGGCTGCCGGCGCACTTAGCAATCTTGGTCAGGCCGGGATGGGCGCCCGCACCGGAGCCGGTCAAGCCGGGATGGGAACCGCAAGCACGCTCGCCGCAGGATACGGCAATCTCGGAAACGTTTACGGAAGCGCCGGCGCGCAACGACTTGGCGCGCAACAGGGCTATGGCGGGTTCATGCAAGGCTTGGGCGGGCAGATGCAGGCGGCCAACCAAGCTGACATCGCAGCGTTGAGCGGTATCGGCGCGCTGCAACAAGGCTACCAGCAAAACATTCTCGACGCGCAGCGGCAAATGCTGCAGCAGGCGCAGATGGCGCCGCTGATGCAATATCAGGCCTTGATGCCGTTTGTCTCGATGGCCGGCCAACAAACAGGCCCAAGCGGCATTAGGACCGACTTTACGCCGGGTGCTAATCCGCTTCAGGCGGGGCTTGGCGTAGGACTTAGCGCGGCCGGGGCTCTCGGCAGCTACATGAACCCCTACGCGGGATACGGTCAGCAGCAAGCTTCATAGCCCCTGTAACAAATAACAGAGCCTGCGATGGAAAACATTACAGTCACGGCAACGCGAGACGATCCGAATGTTGCCAACAGCATCGACTTTTTGACGGGGATGCCGATTGGGTTTTTCGATAATCAGCAAGGGCTGCCCAGCTCACTAACGCAGGGCGAGGGCTATCAGACCGGCATCTCGGACGACATCCAGCGGCAAATTAACGAAGGTCTTGCTCTTCAGCAGGCCCAGCATGAAGAAAAGATGGCTGAAGAGTTGGCCGAGGAGTTGGCCGAGAATCTTGAGTCGGAAGTGCCGGATTCGGTGGAGTCTGCGCTGGTCGATGCTTCTCAAAACATGAGCCTCATTGACCGAATCGTGCAGGGAGCGATGGCAAGATTTGGTCCGACTGCTGGGATTCGCGCGCTCAATGAACTGTTCAGCATCTTGCCCGGCACCGGCAGAATCACCGGCGGAATCGAAGGTCTGCTTGACTTGGGCGATGAATGGGTTGGTGACCTCGCATCAAGAAACCCGTTTGGCCGGGCCATCGATAGGTTGGCGCCAGCCGAGCGAGCAGGCAGAGGCGCAATTGAGTCGGTCGAGAACCGGTACTCCAAAATTGTCGATCCGATTAAGATGAGCATGGAATGGATGAAAATCATGCAGAATCCGCTGGCAGAGGTTGCCGGCATGGCATTTGAAGGCAAGCCCAACGCACAAAGACTGGTCATGAGCGCGCTCACCCCGCCTCCCCCCGGAATGGCCCAAGGAGGCCCTGTGATGAATTACAACGACCCTCTGATGATGAGACGTGGTGGCATGACCCGGCGCAGACGCCGTCGTCGCGGCGGTGTCGATTCTTTGCCGGCACGTCGCCGTCGTATTTCTCCGGCTGATGCACGCCGCCAACAGCGGAGAGAAGAAGTTATAGAGCGCGAAGTTGGCCCGATGGTGCCTGCTGGGGGAGCGGTTGGCTCCCTTGATGACCCGATGCGGAGCAAGCCGGGCATGATTGCAGCGCAATATCGCCGCGATCAACGTGCCCGAGAGCGTCAACGGCAACGACAAGCGCCTCTTGAACAGCGCCGCCTGCCTGACAACCGAGCTGCCATTGAGCAGCGCATGGTAGAAGAGCAAACTGTCCGAGATTCTTACCAGCCACTTTACTACGGCCCGACAGAACGCGCCCGAGATGCGGCGATCTCGCGATACAAAAAATCGCTCAACATGCAAGAGGACTTGGCCGGTGGCCCGTTGGCGGCATCGCCGCTACCGACACCTCCCGATCAAATTCGGTTCGGCCCCGGTGGGCAACCTATGCCGCAACGCGAACCGTTGCAAGGCCCCGGCGGAGGCGGTTCCCGGCTTGGCACTGGCTATGAGCCCCAACGCGGGCAACCCGGCTACCGGCCGCCTTCACCCCAATCTCAGGTGCGAGACCAGCGGGCTCGTTACATGCCTGAGCGGCGCGGCAGGACGCCAAGCACGCCGGCGCGTCCGCGCCGGGAAGGCACTGTATCCCTAATCGATGACTTTCAGCGCCGGCGCCAGCAGCAGGACGCTTTGCTCAGTGGCCAGCAGCAGGCAGAAGATCTTCTATCGGGTCCGGTGCCCGGTCAGCAGCCCCCGATGCCGGATTCGGTTCAGCAAATGTTGGCAGAGATGGGTGCCCAGCAAGAACGGCTTGAACAAGCTAAACAGCAGTATCAAGAGCAACCCCAACTCCCAGACTCTGTTTTACAGATGCTGGAAGAGATGGGAAATCAGCAAGACAGGCTGGATTCGTTTAAGCAACCCGATCCTCTCCAGCAGTTGATGGCTGATCTTGAGATGCGTAGGCGCAGAGCCCAGTATAGAGACTCGATGCCAAGGCGCGCAGCCGGTGGAGGCATGATCAATGCCGACCCGTTTGCTGGATACCGAGCAAGACGCAGATAACCGATGACGATTGGCAGGCCCCAGATGGAAAAGCAAATTCGCGGCTACAACGAAGGCGGCGCGACGGAAGACCCGGAGGCAGAAAGACGGAAAGCAGTTCAGGTCGATTTCCCGGATGAAATGGAGATGCTGCAATATCTCCTTTCAGGTGCCGGGCTCCAGCCTGACCCGATTTCAGCCCGAATATCTGATGTCAGAAGCAGGCTCAAGGTTCCTACTATCGAAGAAGGCGTTGCGAAATACACGCCGACCCTTCGGAACATTTATGCCCGACAACCGCGCAGTCGGTCGGAACGGTTTTACGACATGGCCTCTACGGTAGGCGGCGCCATGTTGGCGGCTGACCCATCTGCTGGAGCATTTAGGTCAATGGGTGCCGGACTGGCCCAGTACAGCAAAGAAGAAAGCGCAAGAAGAGCTGAGCGCCGCAAAGAAGACCGCGCGGTCGCAATTAAAGCGTTTGAGCTAGCCAAAACAGACCAAGACGCAGCCAACAAGATGCTCAACGAATACGACTTGTTGGTAGCGAAAGACAGTGGCGACGACTATAAAACCAAAGGCTACAAGGTAATCTCTTCGCAAGGGTTGATTGTTGGCGGCATGCACTATCCGCAGGACTCAATTGTGCAGCTTACCCCTCGCGAGGCTTACGCTCATCGGACGCGCACTAAGCCAGCGCCGACTCCTTCCAACGGAGTCACAAACCTCAGAGGGGAGCCGGCAGTATACCAATCAGAGCAAGACGCCAAGAAGACAATAAAAATGTTGGGTATGACAGAGGACAGCCCATATTTTGAAATGACATGGAGGAAGCTGGTCCCTGAAGACGAGACAATGATTGGCCAGCCAATCATAGTCAATGGGTCTTACGCCAATTTAAGAATTACGTGGAAGAACGACGAGGTCGTGCATATAACCTTTGATGCTCCTGCGGCGAACAAAACCCCGTCCGCTGAGTGGAAATCGGCTCAGATAAAGCAAACTATAAAAAACCAAAATGATTGGATGGGCAAGGTTGCCACAGTCTTGCCCGAGGTGAGACGAGCAATGTACCTTCTTTTGGAGGGCGGGGTCGAGACCGGAAGGCTTACTGAGCTGTCTCTGCCTTTTAGGGCCGGGTTTGCACAACTTATGGGATACGATGATCCACAAGTTATTGGCCAAGAAATGATTGTGGGCATGTCAAATATGCTGGCAACAAAAATGCGTCCGGTGGGGTCTGGATCAACGTCTGACATGGAATTTAAGGCATATCAAAGGGCCATCGCAACTTTGGGCAACACCCCCGAAGCAAACTATATTGCGCTGTATGTCTACGAAAAAATGCAGCGCAACCTGATGGACATGAACGAAAAAGAACTTGAAATGCTTACTTCAGGGAAGCCGTACACAAGCACTGAAGTTAAGGCCGCAGTCAAAGAAATTGGGGACCGAGGCATCTTCGCGAGAATGGACAAAGCCAACCCGACAGACGAAGAAATAGAAACGTGGATGAAATCTCTTCCGCGAGGCGCGGTTTTCATGAACCGGGATGCGGCCGGGAAACCGCTAGTAGGTAGTAATCCAGATAATTCTCCTGCCTTTGTTATCGTTGGCTGGGAAGACTAGGAGTCAATCATTATGGCATTAGATGAAATGCCGCCGGGATTTAAGGGAACTGTGACATCCACTCCCAGCAAAGCTGCCGAAGAAGAGTCAGAGCGACTTCAGCATCAAGCCGACCCCAGCATTATGGAAATTGTTTCCAACATGCCCAGTACGCTGTACGACGCAGCCACAGGTGACGCTACTCCTATTGAGTTTCCGTTTCTCCCTGAGCTAACTGACATGGGGCAGGACGCGCCCGGCTTTCTCGAAGGACTCGTCGTCAACGCGCAAATTATTTTTTCGCGAGACGACCTTGGAAAAGCTGAGGTCATTCATAGGACATTTGAGGGCGATAGCAGGTACGGCGGGAGATACGCAGACAAGTACGGGCACCCGATCATTGTCTGGAACGAGGTGCCTTATTACGTCAATAAGCCCGGCCTCAGCGAGCAAGATTTTGGCACCTTTTTTGGCGAGGTGTTGAGGTACAGTCCTGCGAGCAGGTTTGCCAGCAAAGGAAAAACAATAGCAGGAACGATAGGTCGCGGGCTGCCGGCATATGCGGCAACTGAAGCTGCAACCATTGCCCAAGAAAATCTTTTGACGCCCGAAGCAACGAAAGCCAAGAATCGCTCATTCGCGGAAGTTGGCTCAGACATTGGCACCTCAGCAGCAATCGGCTCGGCTACTGATGTTGTCTTGCCGGTAATCACCCGAGGCGCAAGCACAGTCCTTTCGCCAGCAGTTAAGGCGGCGGGAAAAGCAACCGAGAAGGCAGTTGAGACCGCCCTCCCAAGATTTGACATGGATGCGTGGCGCGGACAAAGGGCTCAGCTTTCGCCTGACGAGGTTCAGACCTCGGTGTACCCTCTTACCGAGGGGCAGAGGACTACAAATCCGCCAATAGGCGTTACGCCCAGACAGTCCGAGCAGATAGGGCAGGAAGAGCGCCTGCGTCGCATGGCCTCATCGGAGCCGGGCACGCAGATGATACGAGGCTTCGATGAATCTCAGCTTGACGCTATTCGCCAAGACGCGCTTGCCCTTCAAGAAGAGTTTTCTCAAGTTCCCGGCGGGGTAGTTGGGCCTTACTCAAACATCCCAAGTTATGCCGCCGAATCAGCGCAAGAGGTTACAGAAAGAGCTGCCGGGAGACTGAAAGAAGAGTCATCGGCTCTTTATGACGCAGTCCAACAAGTCGAGACGCCGCCGGTAATGACCGCCGAAGGCGTTCAGGAAGTTGCTCAGGAACTGCTAGACGTAATGCCTTCTTTGGGAATCTCTCCTAACCAGATTGTTTCTGGTCCACTCATGAGAGAGATCACTCAACTCAGGCGCTTAAAGAACCTTGCCAAGAACCCAAAGTTCAAGGACCAGCCCCTAAAGAATATTCATGGTTACCAAAAAAGGTTGAGGACCGCTATCGGCCAAGCCGAAAAAGGGTCGCCTGATGAGCTTGCGCTTATCCGCATGAAGCAAATTCTGGATGAGGCGGTATACGGCGGGATCGAGAGAGGAATCATCTCAGGGGATCAGGAGGTCATTGATCAGCTTCAGCAGGCGACCGAGCTATACCGAGCTTACGCAACGGCAACCGGTAAAGGTGTCGGAAGGACCGCGCAAGAACGCTCAGCAAACAATATTTTGCAGAGACTGTCTGACCGCGATTACACGCCCGTGCAAGTTGCAAACCTTCTCTTCGGGCACAACAAGTTTGCTCCCAACCAGTCTATGGGCCTCGTCATCGACCGGCTGAAGACGGCGCTTGACCCGGCAGAGTTTGAGGAGTTTGTAAATCTGTTCAAAGCCGGCATCATGACCAAGGCTTTTGCTGGGACAAAGGGTGAAATTTCAAGAACCGCGATCGTCAACAACTACAACAACGTGTTTACGGCGAACCGGGACATCATTAACAGAGTTTTCAGCCCGGACGAAATAAAACAAATTGACGCATTCAGGACAAACGTCCTGCCGACCCTCTGGGCCGAAATCAACCTAAACCCAAGCGGCAGCGGTTACTCTCTGATGAGCGCAGCTCTGAGGACAGGCCTGCCCTTCTTCTCGTTTACTCCGGGAATACGTGCTCTGGGCAATGTCGCGGCAGATGTGTCTGAAAGCGGAGCCGCGCAAGACTTTGCAAAAGACGCACTTAGCCAGACAGTGAGGCGCATGCAAACTCCGATGCTGTCAGCAGGAACGCAAGGCGCCATCCGAAGTTTCTTGGCGTCAGAGGAAGATGTTGAGGCGGCGGCTTCAGATGGCCGAGAGCGAAGAGAGCTTGAAGAGGCGGTAAGCCGAGTGCAGCAGGACATGGAAAAAGAAGAGCAGGCTCCTCCGGCTGCCCCGCCGGCTGCCCCGCCGGCTGCCCCGCCGGCTGCCCCGCCGCAGGCCCAAAACTTCTCGCCCCTTCCGCAACTTCAGTCACCCGGCGCCGGTGGCGGATTCACCAGCCTAAACCCGGCGCTGTCGCCGACAATCCTGCCGAGCGCAGAAGACCGGGAGCTGGCTATGCGTCAGCAACAAGCTCGCCGGCCGGGAGGGATTGGGGCTCTGGTATAGACGGACGCGCCACGATCATGGCGCCGTCCACGTCCCAGTCGAACTCGTAACCCATGTAGACCTCGTCATCATCGATGGCGATGGACAGGTTGCGGGAAATAAGCCGAAGCAACGCAGCCTGCTGGTGCAACGTCAGCCGGCTAAACAGGTCGATGACCTCGCTGGCTTCCATCACCGGGCGATACGACTGAGGAACGGGCCGGGACCGACGCTTCCCAAACAGCACTATTTTTCACCCCCAAACAACCGCGCATGCTCGTCGCGAATCATTCGCTTGAGCGCCTCAATGCGGGTATGCCCTCGTTCAAAACAAATGTCTTGCAGCAGGTCGTAGGTCTCCTGATCGACCGCCAGCGACTTTCTGCGCCGATCGTTTTCTGACTCCGCAGCCATGATGTCCTCGTGATTCAAGATGCTACAATCTCAATTGTACAAACTTGTAGACGATTGCACAAACGATGTATGAGCTAAAAAACTACCTGCTCTCAATCCCCAGCCACTGGATGGTGAACCAACCGCTGTACGAATCGATACAAGAATCGATGCCGGCGATCGCCAGATTCCGTGGCCGAGATGGGGTCGAGAATCTGCGGAAAACACCGTTGATGCGGCATTGCAAAAGAGTGTTCCCCGGCATCTGGAGGGCACCCCTGTTCCGCCGAGAGTTTTGCAAGTTGCTGGTGGAAGAGATCGCGACGATGGAACAGGAAATCGGGTTTAAGCCAAACGGGGGCGAAGACGTGCTGCGCCAGATACCCGAGATCGTGTTGAAAGAAAATGTCCCAGAGCTGTATCGGTCGATGTATTTTGTTGTGAAAAACGTCCTCAACCCGATCTTCTGGTGCCTGTTCCAGCGGGATTGCGCGCAGATCGCGTCAGTTCAGATCGCGAACTACAACCTCACAGAGAAGGTAGAGGGGGCGTGGCACCACGACGAGAGCGCAGACGTGAGCGTTGTTGTCCCGCTCAACACGGGAGACTACAAGGGTGGCGGCACGGAGTTTCACGGGCACGGGGTGCTCAAGCCGCTGCCATCTGGGCACGCGCTGATCTTTCCGAGCTTCCCGAATCTGCATCGCGGCCTACCTGTCGCGTCCGGCGATCGCTACCTGTTGGTGTTCTGGCTCTACGACCGCAACCGGCTGGTCGAGAATCAACAAAATCTTTTGTGATTATTTGCAATTATTTGTGTGCAAGTAGTTGCACATGGACACGGAATCTGGATAATAGGTCTTGTTGAGGGACACAACGTCCCTCTCTGCTGGAGAGACAGAACAATGGCAAAGGCAAAAAAAGACCACTACCAGATGATCACCGATCAGGTCATCGCGCTCATGGAAGAGCACGGCAGCAACTGGACCAACCCGATGGTGAGCGGCACTGCCGGCGGTTGGCCTACCAACCCGGTGACCAAGAAACGCTACAACGGCATCAATGTCGCGCTGCTCCTCATGGCCGGCGGCGGCCACTGGGCGACTTACAAGCAGTGGGCAACCAAGGGCTGCCAAGTCAAAAAGGGCGAGAAGGCGACCGGCATCGTTTTCTTCAAGCGCATCGAGGTCAAAGACAAGCTCGATCCGACCAAAACCGACACGATCCCGATGCTACGCGGCTATTCGGTCTTCCGCGCTGATCAAGTCGAAGGCGAGTTTGCTGAGCAATTTGTCGCCCCGGCCGAGGATCGCCAAGACGAGACCGTGCAGATCGATGCGGTCAACGACTGGGTCGCGGCCACCGGCGCAGACATCCGCACGGTAGACGGCGGGCGGGCGTTCTACAGCCCCGCGTCCGACAGCATCCAGATGCCTCCGCGTTCTGGTTTCGACGCGACCGCGACCAGCACCGCGACTGAGACCTACCACAGCACGCTGCTGCACGAGCTGGGCCATTGGACCGGACACAAGTCGAGGCTGGATCGGCTCGCCGCCAAAAACCAACACGGCTACGCATTTGAGGAACTGGTCGCCGAGCTGGCTGCGGCTTACCAATGTGTCGAGCTAGGCGTTAGCTCCGCTCCGCGCCCGGATCACGCGCAGTACCTGAACGGTTGGCTGGAGGCGCTGAAAAACGACAAACGCTTGATCGTCAAGGCGGCGAGCAAAGCGCAGTCGGCGGTGGATTTCATCGCCGACCTTCAAGACGCACAGGTCGAGGAGGCAGCGTAATTTATTTGCAACTATTTAGGTGCAAGTAGTTGCACATGGACACGGGATGAGTTACTATTCTTTTTGTCGGGGGCATGTCGCCCCCGCTTAAACCGGAAAAGAAAAATGAACATCGAACTGAACTGGAGCGCCGAGACCAAAAATGCCCGAGGGCAGTTGGTCGCTACGGCCGCACCTAGCCAAGAGTTCTGGCAGGTCTGGCGCGAGCGCAAAACTGCGGTCAAGGCCGCAGGCTACAGCGTCCGCAAGGACGGCGGCGCATGGGTCGTCACCCGTTATCGCGACGATGTCGCCTCCATCGAGGCCTCGCAGGCAACGTCCAGCGACATGGACATCCCCGTGCCTGCTGGCTTGGAATACCTCCCTTATCAGCGCGCCGGCATCGCTTACGCGGCTAACCGTCCCGCGACCCTGATCGGCGACGAAATGGGCCTTGGCAAGACAATTCAGGCGATCGGCGTGGTCAATGTGACCAACCCCAAGACGGTGCTGGTTGTCTGCCCGGCCAGCCTCAAAATCAACTGGGCCAACGAGATGGAGAAATGGCTCGTAGCTGACCGCGAGATCGCTATCGTCAACGGCGGCGGCGAGCAAATCCCAGCCGACCCCGACGTTGTCATCATTAACTACGACGTGCTCTCCAAGCACTCTGACGCGCTGCTCAGCCGCACATGGTCCCTCGTCATTATGGACGAGGCGCACTACTGCAAAAACGGCAAGGCGAAGCGGACCAAAGTCGCGACCTCGATCAAAGCTGATCGCAAGATCATGCTCACGGGCACGCCGATTTCAAACCGCCCCATCGAACTGCACCCCATTGTCGACTACCTCGCGCCGCGAGCCTTCGGCAGCTTCTTCCAGTTCGGCGTCAAATTCGCCGGCGCTTACCAAGATAGATTTGGATGGCATTTTGATGGCGCTTCGAATTTGGACGAACTGCAGCGCCAACTCCGCCAGTCAATCATGATTCGCCGGAAAAAAGTTGACGTGCTGACCGAGCTGCCTGAGAAGCAGCGTCAGGTCATCGTGCTCCCCAAGAAGGGCTTCAAAGAAGAACTGGCACGCGAGTTCGACGGGCTGAGCGACGCGGTTGCAAACACCTCTGAGGGTGCTGACATCGCGTTTGAGCAAATGAGCGAAGCGCGACACATGATGGCGCTGGCTAAATCTGATGCGGTCGTTGATCATCTGATCGAGATCGACCACCCGGTCGTCGTCATGGCCCATCACAAGGACGTGGTCGAAAAGATCCGCTCCGCGCTTGCTGCTGCGGGCCGCACCGTGGTCACGCTCACCGGCGACATGGGTGCCGCTGATCGTCAGGCCTCTGTGGAGGCATTCCAAGCCGGCGAAGCCGACGTGCTCATCGGCACCATCGGCGCAGCCGGTGTGGGCATCACCCTGACTCACGCGAGCCATGTCGTTTTCGCTGAGCTGGATTGGGTTCCCGGCGCCATCAGCCAAGCCGAAGATCGCTGTCACCGCATCGGTCAGCAGTCCAGCGTGCTTGTGCAGCACATCGTGGTAGACGGATCGATCGACGCCCGTCTTGCTGAGACGCTGGTCAGCAAGCAAGCCGTGCTCGACAAGGCGCTTGACGACGTGGTCGTTACCGATCCCGTCTCAATCGAAGAGATTGCTGAAGGCGTGGCGCAGAAAGTTCAGCCGAAAGCGCTTCCCAAGAAGGTCGTTGCTGAGCTTCAGTCTTGCTGCAAGGCTTTGGCCCGGGTGTGTGACGGCGCGAACCGAGACGACGCTGCTGGCTTCAACGCAATCGATACATCGATCGGCCACAGTCTGGCATCTCGCCCGACATGGTCACCGGCACAACAGCATCTGGCCAAGGCGATGCTCAAGAAGTATCGCCAGCAGTTAATTAATCTGGGCTGCGAGCCCAACAAGATTTGGGGGTAATTCTGCTCAGGCGAGGCGCAGCGTCAGGGTTTATCCACGTCACGCCCGAGAGGGTAGGCGTTTCGAGAAACAGGTGTGGTGAAGTGGGGCCCCCCAACAGTGGACTTTTCATGCCCCCAACTGCACCAACTGCGCCATTGATTGAAGGTGATAGAAAGCGCAAAAGGGTTGCTTTTTCGTTTTCTATCATTCGTAGGAACCGTGACAGAAAGCGCAAAAGGGTTGCTTTTTCGTTTTCTGTCGTTCGCAGGAACCGTGACAGAAAGTGCGAAAGGGTTGCTTTTTCGTTTTCTGTCATTTCATTCTGGAGGGAGAGATGGACGAGGTTGATTTCGGCGTCGATTGCCCCGAGTGCAAGGGGTCTGGGTGGTCCCGGTTCATGGACCACGAGGACTGCCCGGCTTGTTTAGGGACAGGCTACGAAGATTGTGTGGATCGGCCCAAGTGTCTCGACTGCGGGGAAGTTTTCTCGGACGACTGCAAGGCCTGCGCCTTCCGGCACTGGATGCAGCCGTTTATCCGTAGCGATTAGTAGACAGCATTCCGTCAACCCGATCCATAATCAGGTCCAGCCACGCATGCAGCGCGGCGAGAAACAAAAACCCAGACACCAATCGGGAGCCCGGGCGCGACCGCAAGCGTTGCGATATACCGTCCCATCCTAAATCGCTGAGCACCGCAGTATCGTTAGGGCAATGCTGCACGAGCGCCAAACAAGATTCGCTATCCTGCAACCACCGATGACCCTTCAGCCAAGGCATCAGGTTTTTTCGCTCCCTTGGCAAAACTTCGTACAGGTCTATTGGCCTTCCGCGACGCGGAATCCCTGAACAAACATTGAGCACGATCTGCCGCGTCTCTGAGTCAAATTCATGCTTTTCCATGCGTCTTTTTCTCAGCCATGCGCTTTGCGTAATCGTTCAGCGGCTCGCCGAACTTTTTTTCAAACCACTGCGCCCAGCTCATCCTGCCGTCAGACGTGCGCTGCCGGCGCTTCAGCCAAACATATCGGGCGGCGTGGTATTTGATGTCGTCAGCCCACTCTTGCTCGCGAGCTAACTCCTCCGGGGTCATCATCGATCGCAGGCTCACCACAAATCGTCCGCGTCAAACTCGACCATCTCGCCGTCTCCATTGAATGGCTGAGGCTCAACTGCACCGGAGACAATTTGTTTCCCCAGCGCCAGCGCCTGCTCGTTGCGGACATCACCGTAGTGGATTGCCTCCGGGCTTAGCGTATACACGGCGTAGGCAAATGGGTGCGCCTTCTCCTGTGCAAGAAACATAAACCGGTCAGCTCGCAAACCTGAATGGCGAGCAGCCGCCAGATAAAACGCAGCCTGCTGGTAATACCTGAACGAGTTGATCGCAGTCTTAAACCCGCGCGGCGATGCGTCACGACAGGTCTTCAAATCCCAAACGTCAGTGCCCGTGTGCCAGTCGAACCTAGCCTTGCATGGCTCGCCGTGCCAGATGAAACAAACGGTCATCTCAGCCCGGTCGTTAGGCCCCGGAATAAACCGCTTAACCACCTCGCGTCGCTCCATGCAAATGTCATACATGCCCTGCTTAATTGGTGATCGACCGTTCAAAGTTTCCTTCCAGTCTGCGTACTCCGCCTTACCGACTTTCGTCCGTCGGTCCACGTTGGGCTCGATCGCAAACTCTTCTGCAAACTTGTGGTGTTCTAAAAACACAGTGTGCTGAACCCGACCTTCCATCAGGGCAGGAGTCTCCTTCACCGGAGACTCGTTCTTCCACGTAAACCCGCACCTTATCAAGCTCGTCAGGTCATGCGACCTCCAAGCCTCGATCGATGCATAGGTCTCGTAGTCGAGCCCCTCGTATACCCCCGGCTTAAAATCCAAGAATTGACCCCATTACGTAACCCGCAACAAATGACAGGACCATGCTCCACCACGTGTATCGGCTGACCGACGCCCACTGGAGAAAATGCAGCACGTCCTCCTTCAGCTCTTTGAATGAAATCATTCCTTCCCCACCTCGTTTTCAATCAAATGGTCGATGTACCAGCGGGCTTTGCGTAGGTCTTCCACGCCCCCCTTAGCCTTCCATCGCCACAGGTACTTGATTGCAGCGCCGGTCGAGACGGCCTGCGGTCCCGGGAGACTCGCAACTGCCGCCTCAATCGCGTCGATGCATTCGATGGACCCGCCCGTATAGTGAGCGGGGTGATTTACCGGATCACTCAAAACGGAATGTCCTCGTCGCCGATGTCCTCAGCTTTTGGCGCGCCCCCCATCTGCACGGCGGTCTGCACCTCAAAGCAAGGCTCAATGCCAGCCTGCTCGTCGCCGGTGATGCGCTGACGAATAAAGCGCGGCAGTTCATCGAGGATGTCGCAAGCCTTTTGGCTCTCGGCATCCTGCTGACCAGAGAACTCTTTGCAGTAATCATCAAGGTCGAAGACCTGCTGCTCGTTCTTCGTCGCCACGCGCTTGGCGCCCCCTTCCGCGGCAAACACACCCTTAACCGTAGTGCGAGTGTTGGTCTGATTCCAATCGACTTGCAGGCCGCAGGTTGTGCCAAGAATTTTAGTCAGATCAAACCCGCCCAGCTCTTCTTCGCTGAAAGGTTTGTTGCGCCACGCCTGCAGGTGCTGACGCAATTTAGCCTGCTCATGTAGCGATAAAGTGTATTTTTGGAATATGGTTAGCGGCCGGCCATCACTCATCAAAGCTTCAGGAAGTTCCCACCAGATGAAGACCGAGTGTCGCTTGTTGCTCTCCCCGGCGTACTCCTCCATCACGGTCCCACCGTCAACCAATCGGAAACAAACTGCGCTATGCGTTCCGACTGGGACTTGTTCAAAAGCGGCGCCGCCGCCTGTACTTGCCGTTAAAGCCATAATTGTTTCTTGCCTTTGTGTAATAAGTTGCACTATCTTACACACCTCGCTTCCCAGCATGCAATAGAAGAACGAATGAAAATCAGAAATGTGAAGGGCACCAGCAAGAATTTTAGTCAGCCATTGAGCGGTAGCGCCCGAGACGATTTTGTTTCGTTCCTCGCTGAACATGGGCTTGAGCCTGACCCCAAGGAGGGCCTGATCGAACACGGCAGGGGCCGGGCCTACAGCGAAGCTAATGGACATAGCAGAAAGCTGAAGGGCTGGTATCTGCTGTTTTTAGACCAAGAGAATCCGTTTGGCGCAGCGTTTGACTGGCGGGAGGGCGACCAGCCGATCGCGCGCTGGCGACCCAATGGCCATGACTCACTCACGCCGATTCAGCGACAAAAAGAGCGCGAAGCGATTCGCGTTGCGAGAGACGAATACCACAAGCGATTGGCAGCCGAGCAGGCTGAGGTTGCTCAAACCTGCAGGGATTTCTGGGATTCGTGCAAGCCCATCACAGACCACCCATATCTGACATTGAAGAAGGTAAAAGGGCACGGGCTCAGGGAGAGCTGCGGCCCTGACTTCGCCGGCTATCTGGTGGTGCCCTACCGAGACGAGTCCAAGCAGATCGTTACGCTGAGCTACATCAGCCCGGACGGCAAAGACAAATGGTGGCACAAAGGCGCAAAGCGCCGATCTACCTACGCGCTGATTGGCGCAGAGCATCTGCGAACTACGCCCGAGCGAATCAACTACGTCGAGGGCTATGCGACCGGTGCGAGCTGGTACGAACACATTAACGACAGCGAGCCCGTGATCGTCACCGGCGACACAAGCGGCATGGCGGAAGTGCCCAAGCTTTTCGCCGGCTGGTTTCCAGACGCGACCCATGTGTTCGTCGCCGACAACGATGAGAGCGGGGCCGGGCAGAAGGCGGCTGAAAAAGGCGCCAACGCGGCGCGCCTAGCAGGTGCCGAGGCTGAGATTCTGATGCCGGGCGAGGTCGGTCAGGACTTCAACGACGTGGCGAGCGAAGGCCTGTTGGAGGGGGAGCTGATCCCGAGCGCAACCAGCACGCTGCCCGTCGAGTACCAGCGCAGTCCATCGACCGGACGCATCCTGCAGGTGCAGGAGAACTACGAGGCGCTGCTGAAAAAACACGAGATCGACATACGCTACAACGTGATTAAGAAGGAGATGGAGATCACGATCCCGGGTAAATCATTCATTAATGACCTGCGCGAAGACGCAGAGTTCGGCCACATCGAGAACCTCTGCATAAAGGACGCGCTCGGCGAAGCGCGCTTGGCAAAGAACCTGCCCCTGCTCGCCCGGGAGCACAACCCGGTCAAGGACTGGATTGAGAGCCGGCCGTGGGATGGCAAACACCGGGTCGGCGACCTGCTGAACACGATCGATTCAGACGACAACGATCTCAAGGACTTGCTGATGCGGAAGTGGCTCGCCGGATGCGCGGCCGCTGCCTGCGGTGCCGAGGGCGCCAACCAAGAAGGCGTGCTGATCCTCGTGGGCCGACAGGCGCTGGGCAAAACCCAATGGTTCAAGAAGCTGGCGCCTGACCCGAGCTGGTTGTTGGAGGGTGCGACGCTGAACCCGAGCGACAAAGATTCGGTCAAGGTGTGCGTCTCCCATTGGATTGTCGAACTGGGTGAGCTGGGCAGCACGTTCCGCAAGGCTGACGTTGATCAGCTCAAAGCCTTCCTGACCAAGAGCAAGGACGAGATTCGCCTGCCCTACGGCCGAGCTTGGAGTAAGTACCAGCGACGCACGGCGTTCTATGGCTCGGTCAACGAGCGTGAGTTCTTGGTCGATCCAACCGGCAACAGAAGGTTCTGGGTGGTCAGGGTCAACCGCATTAACTTCGACCACGGCATCGACATGCAGCAGGTCTGGGCTGAGGTCTGGGACGAAGTGCTGGCCGGCAAGCAAACGTGGTTTCTCGACGGAGATGAGCGTGAGCGATTGCAGGTCAGCAACGAGGTCTCGCGCACCCAATCAGCGGTGGAAGACGTGCTGCTGCAGCAGGTGAACTTTGACGGCACAAACACCAAGCCGGTGCAGATGGTGCAGCTACTGGCCGACCTCGGCGTGGCCAACCCGAGGATGGGCGACTACAAAGAAGCGAGTCGGATCTTGCACGAGAAGGGCATGCGACCCCGGAAGTCCCACGGCAAGAAGCTTTGGGACGTGGATTATACCCCACTCCCTGCCCCCTCACCCCATAAATCATGGGACAGCTTCTAGGGTGGGGTATCACCTCTACCCCACACCCCCCACTACCCCATTCGCTGCAGCCCCCATTTTACGTGGTGTGTAGACGGGGGCAGGGTGGGGTAGAGTAATATATATTTATATATATATATTTTTTAAAGGGTATATAGCCCCTATATACCCTCCTATTTAGCCTTCCTAGGAAACCCCTCACTCTACCCCCCCTGCTACCCCCCTCTGATTTTTGTCGCTTCCGGCGTATGATTGCCCTGTCGGTTAACTCAGGAGCGAGCCCGTGGGCGAGGCAGCACAAAAAAAGCAGCGCGGTCGGCCAAAGAAGGAGCATCCCAAACTGGTCAACGTGCCAATCAAGTTCGAGGCTGATCCAGAGCATGACCTAACTGAGATGCAGGCCGCGTTCGTCTGGTTCTACACCGAGGGCGCCTGCGGCCAGACCGAAGCCGCAAGGAAGGCTGGCTATAGCTTTCCAGCGGCGAGTGCGACCAAGCTCCTGAATGGGGTCAACGCCCCAAATGTGACGAGAGCGATCAGGATCAAGCAGGACGAGCTGAGGGAGAAATACGCGGTCACCCCGGAGAAGACCGGATCGATGCTCTGGAACATCGCCGAGACAGCGTTTGAGGCAGGCGCTTACAACGCCGCGGTCAGTGCGGTGAAGGAGCTGAACCAGCTTGCCGGCCTGACTGTCCATCGCTCGCAAAACCTGAACATCAACGCCGACCTGCAACGCATGGATCGCGACGATATTAAGGCTCGACTCAATGAATTGCTCGGTGTGCAGGCAGAGCTGAGCCCTAAAGATCGCTGAGTTGTTGCTGGAGTCGATCTGAGTTGCTCTGAGTTGCTCTGAGGCAGCGGTAGACGGCGTTAGGTGCGCTGGGAATCGGAAAGAGAGGGTCTCTTTCTTTGGGGGCCTGAAAATCTCAAAAAAAGGCCGAATTGGCGCCAAAAAGGCATGAATCGGGCTTTCCCGATCGTTTTTGTCATGATTTGGGCGCCCAGAGCCGCTCCCCCGTGCTCACGGGGCCAGTCAGAGGGTCAAACGCAGCCTCTGAGCGCCTCTGAGCGCCTCTGAGCGGCGTTGCGACCTAAGCAATGGGTCTCTATGGGTCTGGAAAATCGAGCTGTACGGCGACTAGGTGGGGAGGGTGGGCACCCCCCTAGAGGCGACGCGGCGATCGCGTGTAGCTATAGCTGAGTTTGGCGCACTCAATCCCCCAAAAATTACAACGGCCCTTTTCTAGACGCCGGGGGAGAGAAACGGGGCGCCGGGATTGCTCTGGGTTGGAACAGGGCAATCGTATTCCCCGGCGCCCCGGGCTGCCAGCTTGTGCTGCGGGGTAGCGTAGGAGCTGGCATGTCGGCCATAGGCAGCCGACTCGGTAACTTTACCACGCCTCGAGCCCCTGATTTTTTCAACTATTTGCAATTATTGCTGTGCAAAGACTTGCACAACGACACGGCATCCCCTAAGATGTGCAAAGCACCTGTCGGATGTGCCGGCCGGTGTTCCACATGAAACATCACAAGGAGAGAGAAATGAGCCTATCGGACGACTACGAGCGGATCATGGGCAAGGCGTGGGACGGTGTGTCTCCCGCCGAGGATCGAACGCTGACTGTGAAGCACGGGGAGCAGTACGCCGTCGCGTACTGGCGTCGCCATGCCAGCACTAAGAGGGTGCCGTGGAATTCGGTCAAGAAGACCAGCGGCAATCGCTATTCTTGGGTTCGGCGCGGTGAGCTGATAATCAATCCCGAGAAGGGCTGGGAAGACCTGAACCACCTGTTTTCTCACTACGTGGGTCGCCGTCTCGGTTACAAGCCTCATAGTGCCCGCCATTTAGAGCTGGAGCGGGACGGTGCCCTGTTGATCCGCGAGAAGTATCTGCCGATCACCGTGGCGCTGCCTGTTGTGGAGGCGAAGCCGAAGAGGTCTCGCCGCCGCCAAGAGTCCATTGAGGACTGGGCCGCCCGTATCGACTGCGACCTGTACGACGACGATTACCCCAAAATCTACGTCTACCCGCCGGACTGCATTGCTGGGGATCGAGACCCGTTTGCGGACAACGTCGCATACGGACGGCGTGAGGCGCGAAAGCGTCTGGCTGAGTATGAACGGCTGCTCGAGGCCAGCTAACCCCACCGCCCTCGGCCTTCGGGTCGGGGGCTAACCCGTAGAGACACTTACAATCATGGAGCAGAGCATGAATGTCGAAAGCCAAATTCTGAAGAGTGCCGTCAACGGCCTGTATACGATTCAGTCCAGTCGGATCAAGATCGGCAACGCGATCGTTGCTAATTTCAAAGAAAAAATCGGCCAAAATCCCGGCGAGTCCGAGGAGGTTTTGGAGATAGATGCGAAGCTGCTGTTGGCTGACCTGAGATCCTCTTATGAGCGGATCACTGACGGGGTTGCCAACCTGACACCCCGCAGCTTCAAGCAGCATGGCCATATCTCTACGTTCAGTGAGCTGGCGTTGATCGAGATGTACAACGCTTTGGTCGAGAGCGAAGAGGATGCGGAGAGGCATCTGAAGTACGCCGTCCGGGCCTTCCCCATCTACACCGAGTTCCTTGAGGACGTGAAGGGTTGTGGCCCGATGATGTCGGCCGTGATCATCAGCCAGTTCGACATCCATAAGGCTCAGTACCCGTCTTCACTTCATGCCTATGCCGGGCTGGACGTGGTTAATGGCAAGGGCCGATCGCGTCAGAAAGAACACCTCGTTGACCAAACCTACGTCGATGCGGAGGGCAACGAGCAGACCAAGAAGGGGATTTCCTTCAATCCTTTTGTGAAAACGAAGTTGGTTGGGGTATTGGGCTCATCGTTCATTAAGTCCGGCGGCCCCTATCGCGAGGTGTACGACAACTACAAGCATCGGTTGCAGCACATGCCGGCTCACGCGGAGAAGAGCAAAGGCCACATCCATAACATGGCGGTTCGGTACATGGTCAAGCGGTTTTTGACCGATCTGTACAAGGTGTGGCGTGAGCTTGAGGGACTCCCGGTGGCCCCGGAGTATTCGGAGGCTAAGCTGGGTATTGTGCACAAGGTTGCGTGATGGATTAAGCCGCCCGATCTAAGTCACCCAAAAGAATCAAACGAGTCAGTTAGAGAAAATCACTCAATCAAAGTGAACGAGCCTAGGTAGGAAATTCACCCAGATCCACGAAACGAGTCATAAAAGAAAAGTCACCCATCTTAGAAAGAACGAGTCATGGGAGTTTAGTCACCCACCGCTATGCAGCGAGTCACAGGATATAGAGTCACCCAAAGTGTTGAAACGAGTCAGACGGACGTAATCACCCAAACCATAAAAGCGAGTCGAGGGTAATAAGTCACCCCATGATCAATTAACGAGCCGCATGAAGAAGGCCACCCAAGCGCATCAAGCGAGTCAAACTAATCTAGTTACCCATCGCCGCGAAACGAGCCACTAGCAGCGATTTATTCAACCTCTGCAAGCGAGCCATTTGGAGGGAGGCATCCATTCATGACAAGCGAGTCAGATATTTGGATTTAACCAACATAAAGGAACGGACCCCATGAGGATGAAAGAGTGCGCGTGCGGCAAGTTGATCAAGCCACAAAACAAAGCTTGCCGCGCTTGTCACACGAAACTGAAGTCGCGTTCAGGCGACGTGGAGATGTACCGTGCGTCTATGGTTCAGCCGTGGCTTTCGCGGCCGTGGCTGAAGCCCGCCAAGATGCAAAAGAAACCCGCTAAGATGTAGCGCGTCATAAGTTGCAAGCCACCCAGAAGTATCGAGCGCGCCAGAGAATATTTAGCCACCCATAATAGGAAATCGAGCCATTTATTGGTGCCGCAGGCGGGGATTTGAACCCCGCTCGCCGCCGATCAGGCAGAACCGGCGCCCCCTGCCCATTGCAGGACTGCGGCATTGATTCGTAGAATCAGCCTATGGCTGATTCCAGAAACAAAGGCGCGGCGTTTGAACGCGCCATTGTAAAGCGTCTGAATGCTTCTTTTGAAGCACGGAACCTTGCGATCGAGTGTAAGCGCAACCTTGATCAATACCAGTCGAACAACCTGTGCGACATTGAGATTCCGGGGTTTGCAATCGAGTGCAAGGCCTATAAATCAGGCTGGTGGTTTGCCCCCGCGTGGTGGGATCAGGTCTGCCAGTCAGCTAACGGCCGCACCCCCATCCTGATCTGGAAATTTAACAACAAGGGCATCCGGGTCACGCTTCCGTTGCATGCCCTAAACCCGGCGCTGCCAAGAGACGTTACAAAGACGGCGGTGTTGGACCTTGATCAGTGGCTGGAGCTTCTTGCCTGCCACGACTTTTCGGTGGCCGCATGAACCTAGACGAAATTGATATTTTTAACACCGGCGGTCCTGTCGAGAGCGACGTGCTAAAGAAAGAGCTTATGGAGATAGGGATGGATGCGTATGCTCCTCCCCCCTCCGGCAGCACAACTCCTGCACAACTTGTAAACTTTCTCGGCGCCTTTGTGGACCCGTTAGGAGCCTTCGACGCATTAGGCCTTTACCCGGCCCCGCCCGATGCAGAAGAGTCTGTGTTGGAAAATATTTTAAGCGCAAAGCGGAACCCCAGCCTGCTAGAGAACATCGAGCAAGGCGAAAAGCTTTCCACAGCCTTGCAAGCTGCCGGCGTAATTCCCTTGTTAGGTGGGGTGGTTAGGGCGGCGCGCGGCCCCGTTAAAGGGATCAGGTCTCTTGATCCGGTGGATGATTTTGATCCCCGCTTTGACACACGAGTAAAAGAACAAGATGTCCTCAGGGGAACGACTGCTGAAATAACAACTCATGACCCCGTGCTTTTTGATGGCGCAAATCAGCCAAGGCCGGAGCTTAGGCTTTCTGATTTGGAGGGCGAAGAAGCGGTCTTCTCTATGTCTGACAGGGCGGCCGCAGGCTCTTCAGTTTTGTCGATAAACGAAGTGAATCTGTACCGCCCGGTGGACTTGCGGGGCGGGCAAGACTATATGTTTGAAAACCCAGACCATGTCTGGGCCTCTGCAAAAGTGCCTTCTCAGCAGATTCTTGATTTAGCTAGAAGCTTGAAAGACAAATCTGGCCGAGACCCATTATTTATTCCTTGGAGAATGGCTCCGACAGGCGGTGATTTTTCGACAACTGTCGGCGAGCTAATGCTTGGTTACGCATCAGCCAACATGAGCAAGACGACAAAGAAACGTCTCGACTCGGCTATTCGCAACTTTAAGACTGTGGGCGAAATGCGAAAAGGCAAGCGAGTTAACGCCGGCCTTAAGGTTCCAGAATGGCCCGGAGTAGATGACCCTAGAAGCGTTGACGTTTGGAGAAGTTTGCCTGACGCCCAAAGGAAAGAGCTGGCGAACATGATGGACGTTCGTTTTCGCGACAAGAAAGGATTGTCTATAGGCGCCGCTCGTTTAGTTATGTCGGACGAAAGTCAACGAGCTGGAATAGATCTGGGCATTAAGAATGTTGGCCGTATTTTTGCGGATGAGGATTTGGTTTCGTCTACCCATCCTTCGTACCCCTATGCAATTCGCGGAGGCGGTGTCGGAGTTTTAGAGGGCGTAGATGACGTGACCGTCTTTGAGCTGATGCCGGACGCGGAAATTGGCAGTGCTAAAAAAGTCCTTTCAGACCCCTCGCTTAAAACTGCGACCGACACAGAAAAAAGGCGTCTGATGCGATCTCTGCAAATGAAACCTTATTCGGGAACGATTACGGAAAAAGTGCTTCGTCGGTTAGAGGACCGAGGAGTAGCAATTAGTTCTGTCGCGGGATTGGGGCTTGGCGCGCTGATGTTTACGCTGACATCTAGCGGAGTTGTTACGCCAAAAGAAGCAAGCGAAGGAGCGCTTATGGAAGTTGCTCAAGACATTTCAGAGATGCCTTATTCCGGCGTTGAAACCTAACTTGAGGATTTGAAACGATGGCGAAGAAAGGTGGAATCCTAGAGATTTATAAGGCGCTCAAACAGAAAGATAGTGCCTCCAACGTTCCAAGTAGGCTAGAAGACTTAAAAAATCCATATGCGAAAAGGGGCAAAAAGAAACGCCTGACGCCATCAGAGCGAAAAGGAGTCATATTTCAGTTAACTGACGATTTGGGCTTGTACAACAAGCTTGAAGAAGTCGCGCTTAACATCCCACAAGAAACGCAAAGAGCAGATAACTTGCTCAGTTACTTCCGCAACCAGAACGTCAAAGCCGCCGAGCTGGAAGAAATGGGGCTTTTGGATTTTTTAAAATCTAAAAAAGGCGATCGCGTTACAAAAGAAGAAGTGATCAGGGTGCTTGATAGCAACGTCATTACCCTCAAGGAAGAAAAGGGCCGCTTGCTTGATGATGCTGATGGGCGCGTTCGTGAGCCTGAGTATGATGTTACTAGGCAGGAAAATTTTTCTTTTGATGAATATTACGGCGGCGCAGACATCTCAGATCATTACCTGTGGGATTGGTATGACTCTGTAGGCGACTTACAAGGATTACTCCTTTCCGAGACTAGAAAGACTGACGCCAAAAATCTTCTGGAAGAAATAGCCGACGATTTAAGAGTCGATTTTGATGATGAATATGTGCAGGAGATAATAGTCCGGCGCTTCAAAGAAAGTGATGAAGGCCGAGACCTCATCGAAGAAGACATTCGCAATCGATATGACAATGATCCGGCAGAAAGACTGGCTTTAATGGACGAGGAAGGCGAGGTTGTCTTCGGGTCTTTCTCTGCTGACGGAAAAAGATTTTCTTTTCCTTACGAATATATAAGGGCGCCGGGGATAGAAGGCGAGGGCACAATAAGTTTTAGCGGCTTTAATCATGGCAGCGTCACAAACAACGAAACTGGCGCAACTGTTCCTTACAACGATCCGATAAGAAGAACCCGCAGTTGGGAATATGCTCAAGAAGCCGTCTCTCCTGACCCGTACTTAACTGCGGTGCCGGAGGATTTGGAAGAACTTCGCGTTCAAGCTATTGGCGCCGCACGGGGACAGGGTGATATTGACTATTTTGATGATGAATATGGCGCTAGAGAAGGCACCATCAATTGGCCGGAGTACACGCTGGATGGCGGAACAAATTATCAGGAGTTTAGAGTTTTAGCCGAAAACACGGGGCGCCGAGGCGACGAAAAGCTTTTTCACGAAGGTATACATTTCGGTGAGGATTGGAATCGACTGTTTCACGTCAGGACAAAGGACAGGATTGTAGGCGGCATAACTGAAGCCGATGACAAAAAAGTTTTGTATGTCGAAGAACTTCAAAGTGATTGGGGTCAGAAGGGGCGGAAATCTGGTTTCAAGGACGAAAAAAAACTGGAAGCTGCCGCAGAAAAAATTTACGAGCGCGACCAAGCGTTATTGAATCTTGTTAACGAGCCGGGCGATCGTGGTCTGTCTGACCTGATTGATCTAGATAAGTCTGAACGGTATGCGGACCCCGCTGATAACTTGATCCGCAGTGATGACCCCGCTGACCAAATTAGTCGCAGGCTAACTAATTTAGTTAGAGATTTAGGCGTTACAGATATTAGTGCGGGGTTTCGGCAGGGTTTTGGCGGAGAGTTGGCGTTTACTCCTTTCGACACATTTACGGCTCAGGCCGCTGGCCTTGTTGAAAGTGTCGAAGTCTTACGAGATACATGGCCGGGGTCGCGATCAGATTTAGATGAGGCTTTTCTTGATAGGGGCATCGACCCCAAAGCTTTTGATCTTCTGGAAAGCTTTACGAAAAAGTATGGCGACGCAAAAGAAAATTTGAGACAGGAAGCAGAACGTGTTCCGCCACATCAATTAATCCGAGACACTCAGGCGTACACCGACCTCGCCATGAAGTACGTGTTTAATAAAGCGGCGCGAGAGGGATATGACGCGGTGTCTTTTGCGCCCGGCATTGTGCATGCCCGGCGGTGGAATAAAGACCCGGCTAAGATGCAGTTGTTTTACGACGAGATGATCCCGGCCTCGATCAGAAATGTTGGCGCAGCTCCGGCCCCTGCCCCGAAAGGAAGCAATCGTCCTCCCCCTGAAACTATTACGGTTGATGGGCACACCAGCGTCCTGTACTCGCTAGACGACGTTAACAAACGCGGCAACACAGTCCGCGACGAAATGAAGAGCCCAAACACTATGTTTGCGGTGCCCCCAGTAGTATTAGCCGGTGGCGTTGCAGCTTTGGCCTCCCCGGGCGAAGCTGAGGCCATGCAAAAAACTATTGAAAGGGTCGAGCGAGATTTTCCGGGTCTTTTGGCAGACAGCTTGACCGGTGCGGGAGACAGCCTGACCGGTGCCGGAGAAGTGGCCTTGGATTTCTTGGGTGATTTTGTTTCCCCGTTTTTCCGGGCATCTGCCCCTGAGATTATGCAAAGTTTGTCGCCAGTTCCGCTGACGGCAGAACAAATCAATCGGCTAGGCGATATGGGCGCCGACCGTTTTGACTATGAGATCAAAACGCCTACCGGCAAGAGATACCGCGAAGCGGTGACGACGGGTGTAGAGTCGCTTTTTGATTATCTCTTGGCGTCAGAAGAAGAAGACAGCCTTGACCCGCTCCAGTTTGGGGCTCAAAGAGTTGTGCTTCCTGCCTTGGAGGCCCTTGAACCGGTGTCCGAATGGCTTGTTGAGGGGGCGCTTGACCTTGACGCGGCGACGCGACCCGCCGAAACAAAAGCAGCTTGGCGCAAACAAAAAGAACCGCAAACCGAAAAGATTTTTGAAACGGTAGGCCCTTAACTGCAAAGAGTTGCAGATAGACACGGCATGAATCATAATCCGGCCCCTACTTATTGAGGGATTAGGGTTATGGCGGTCAGCAGGAAAAAGCGGTTCTACAACCGCGTGCGGCGGACTTGTAAGCTGCACGACATCGAAATCCGGTATGACGGCTCCCCTAAGATGTACCGCGGGGTAGAGCTGCTCAAGGACGGTCAGGTCATGTTTGCCGATCGGGCCTTGGAGAGAAAGCCGCTGGACATCAATTGGGAAAAGCTGCACGAGCAGCTTGCGGACTACGGCTACAAGGGTGGCGTCAAGTGACTGCGCCGGTGGAGCCGTTAAAGGTCGGCGAGTCGGTGAAGTTTTCTTGCATTGAGGATGCTTTGGATTTTTTTTACGAGCAGCGCAAGTTGCTGGGATCGAAGGATCGTCGCAACAGCCTGAGCATTTCCCGGCCGGCCAACGGCCATTGTGTTGTGGGGAGACCGGAATGAGCGTCAAGGCCATCAAGCAGATTAACCGCGTATTCGGCTATGTCCGTGTCTCGACGCGCGAGCAGGTGCGCTCCGGCATCTCCTTGGAGACGCAACAGCAGGCGATTACTGAGTTTGTGAAAGAGAAGTACAACCGCCCGGTTGATGAGTTTTTTATTGATGACGGGGTTAGCGGCACGATGCCGATTTTGGATCGTCCCGGGTCCAGAGAGATGACGGACTGCATCGAGGAACACGATGTCATTATCTGCACGCGCCTTGATCGCCTGTCGCGGAATGCTGGCGACCTGCTGAACTTGATACCGGATTTGGAGGCGACCGGGATTACGCTCTATTTTTGTGAGCAGTTTGGCGATGTGCCGGTTGTGTACCCCAAGCCGATCGACGGCAAAGGCTTGAAGAGCCGCTTTGACATGAACGAAATGGCCAACAAGATCATGCTGATGGTCTTGAGCGCGGTGTCTGAGATTGAGCACGCGACGGTGATCGACCGGTTTGGCGAGGGCAAAATCGACTGGGCGTCTCGCGGCTACTTTATTGGTGGCTCGCCGCCTTACGGCTACAAGTTGGTGCCGGTCAAGATTGGCAACAAGCAGCGCACGCGATTGGAGCCAATTCCAGAAGAGATGGAGATTTTGAAGACGATCTACGCGCTGCGCGATCGCGGATTAGGGTCGAGAAAAATTTCTATGGAGGTCCAGAGCTTGTTTTCGGTCCCGTTTAGTTACCAAAAAGTTGACAAGATTCTCCGGCGTAAATTTCAAGGTCTTTCAGAGGCGTCATAGGCTATGATTGGCGTTATGACGCCAATTCAATACGTTAAAAACGCCATAGCGCTGCTGGAAGCCAGTTTGGCGACAGACTTTTTAACTGATTCTGTCAGGGACATCATGACCCGGTCTGTCGCCGACCTAAAAGAAGCCGAAAAGCAGCTCGGAGCCTAGAAAATGGCTCAAGAAGGCTGGGGTCGAGGCACATGGGGGTTGGGGGCGTGGGGAACCCCGCTCAGCACCTCTGTCTCGGTTACCGGTCTTGCAATTACCAGCGCCCTTGGATCGGTTACTACTGATGCCGAAGCCAATGTCTCGCCTACGGGCGTGGCGGCAACTGCCGGACTTGGCGCGCTCAGCGTTGACGCCGAAGCCAATGTCTCTGTTACCGGCGTAGGCGCAACTAGCGCCGTAGGCTCGCTCAGCATTGACGCTGAAGCGAACGTCGCTCCGACCGGCCAATCGATCACGTCTGGGGTCGGCTCGATTCAGATTGTTGCGCGCGCGATCACTCAGATTACGGGTGTGGGCGCAACGTCAGCGCTCGGCTCAGTTACCACTGATGCAGAAGCCAACGTCACGCCGGCCGGACAAGCGATCACCAGCGCGGTGGGCACACCCACGCTGTCATGCGAAAACAACGTCACGGTCACGGGTCAGGCCGTCACGTCCGCAATTGGTGCAGTCACCACGATTGGTCCTTCGATTGTTAACCTGACCGGCCAATCCATCACGTCTGGAGTCGGCACCGTTTTGGTCTGGGGGATCGTTGATCCAGACATGACGCCTGATTATAGTGTCGTTGACGACAGCCAAACTCCGGGTTATTCGGCCGTCAGCACGTCTCAGACCCCAAGTTTTGCTGCGGTCAGTACGTCGCAGACTCCGAGTTTTTCAACCATAAGCACGTCTCAGACTCCGTCCTATGAGGACGTAGATGCAGCCTAAAGGAATATAAAAATGGTCACTTATGTTAATGATCTTCGCTTGTCTGAACTCGCCACCGGCGAAGGTTCGGGCACATGGGGCACAACGACCAACACCAACCTTGAGCTGATTGGTGAGGCGCTGGGCTACGGCACTCAGGACTGTTTCAGCAGTGACGCGAACGCGACCACGACGGTAGCGGATGGTGCTACCGACCCGGCACGCGCCATGTACTTCAAGGTGACTTCCTCAGCGACGCTGAGTGCAACGCGCGAGCTGACAATTGCGCCGAATACGTTGAACCGCGTAATGATCATTGAGAACGCCACTACCGGCGGCAGGACGGTCACCATCAAGCAGGGCAGCGGTGCGACGGTTGATGTGCCCAATGCTCAGGTGGCGATTTTGTATATGGATGGCGCGGGTTCTGGAGCTGCGGTTACGACCGTGGCTGACTTGTCTGCTATCAGCGTAGCGCTTAAAGAAAACAACTCAATCTATATTGGCTCTGATCCTTCTGGAACTACCGACACTGCTTCTTACAACACGGCTTTAGGTGTTAATGCGCTTGATGCAATTACGACGGGCGATAACAACGTAGCTATTGGCGCGGAAGCTGGAGGGGCAATTACCACGGGCCATTCAAATGTAGCAGTCGGCTATTTAGCACTGGACGCAAATACTACCGCAGCCAATAACATAGCTGTAGGGAGGGAAGCTTTAACTGCAAACATTTCTGGAGGAGCTAACGTTGCTGTTGGCGATAGCGGTTTATATGCAAATACTACCGGCGCAAGAAATGTAGCAGTTGGTCACTATGCTCTTTTGGGTAATATTGATGACCACGGCAGCGTAGCAGTTGGTTATGAAGCCTTAAAAGTAGCCAATTACACTTCTAGCACAACGTATGTCGCTAATACCGCAGTAGGGTATCAGGCGGGAGTTGCAGTTACTACCGGAAGCTCTAATACCATAGTCGGGTATCAGGCCGCAGGAGACCTGACAGAAGGACACACCAGCACATTTATAGGTAAAGACGCTGGAGGAACAGTTACCACAGGCGTTTACAATGTCGCAGTAGGCGCATTGTCTGGGGCAGCTAGTGCTGCATCTACAGGTGGTTACAATGCTTCTATAGGTTATAAGGCCGGGTACGCTTTAACCACCGGAAATAATAACGTATTTGCAGGTAATGAGTCTGGTCTATCCGCGACTACGGCGTATCAGACCGTTGGTATAGGTTCTGACTCTTTAGATGCCTTGACCACGGGAAATAGAAACGTAGCTGTCGGGTTTAACTCTGGGGGTGCGATCACCGAAGGAAATCACAACACCGCGTTAGGCTCTTATTCTTTAGATGGCAATGTAGACCAATCCTTTAATGTGGCGATTGGCTACCAAAGTATGCGCGGAGCCTTGACGGATGACCGTAATACTGCTGTCGGTGCCCACGCTATGTATACGGCAACTGCTGCCGGAAATACTGTGGCTATTGGGGAAGCCGCTCTATACAACCTGACGGAAGGAGATGACAACACCGCAGTAGGCCATGAGGCTGGCCATGACGTTACTACAGGGCTCGGTCACGTCTTTTTGGGACATAACGCCGGGGGCAAAGTTACGACTCCCAATTACAATGTCGCAGTAGGCGTTGATTCTGGAGGAGCAAATACTGCGGCTACAGGTCAATACAATGTGTCTGTAGGCACTGAAGCTGGGTTTAAATTAACTACAGGCGAAAATAATACTTATATTGGCACTGTGGCAGGGAAAGAAGTCACTACAGCAAGCGGGAATGTAGGTATTGGTTATTTGGCCGGGGGTGCTAATGCAGCTTCAACAGGCAACTATAACACCTCTGTAGGTCGCGCTGCTGGGTTTGCTATAACTTCTGGAATT